ACTAACGTCTTGAGCAAGCTCTGGAGACCAAGTAGCACGTAATTTTCTTTCTTCAACAGAAACAACAACTTCGTCTAATTTGAAAGAGATTTCTCCCATTTCAGTTTCTAACTCTAAAGTTGCATATTGTCCCCAAGAATATGTGAAAGCAGATACTGTCAATGCAGACATTGAAGCAGCAGCAGCGTTAACTCCTACATAACCATCATGTGATTGAGTACCACCTTGTTTGATAGGATGAGAGAAATCTAACTCTAAGTAGATAACACCGTTAGCGTCAGTTACAGAGTTTTTATCAACGATACCTTTACCATATCTTTGAGTTACTAATCTGAAAGGAACCTCAGCGTTAGCTGCGATAACTGTATCAGAATCACGGTCAACTAATGCAGTTCCACCGTTAACTACTTTTAAAGAAGCTAAGAAAGACTCAGAATCTTGTTCGTTTCCATCTGGACCAGTTAATTTACCTGGAGCAGTAGAAGAGAAACCTGATAATTTAACGATAGCACTTCTTAAAGAACCGTCAGTTCCAGTTGCTAAAGCAGAAATTCTAGTATTAGCAGCTAAATCAGACCAAACACTTCCAGCAGATAATGTAGCAAATGTAGCAGTACCAACTACGATAGTTAATGTACCTTTAGATTGGTCAAATAAACCATCATTGTAGTAAATATCGTAAAGATTTTTAGCTAAGAATGGAGTAGGAACACAACCAGCACCAACTACACAAGAAGGAATACCATTGTAAGCCATACCAGTGTGAGCAGAATAGATTGGGTTAGCATAAGCATCACCAGCAACACCATTTTGGTCAACACGACTAGATGTTTGAGGTACGAAGAAGAACAATTTACCAATTGGCATGTTCATAGCTTGTACAGATACGATGTCATTCGCTAACAATTTAGAGAATACACGTCTTACGATAGGGAATACTACAGTTTCGAAAGCACCAGAAGATGCAGTTGTAGTAGACTCTGTCAATAAAGAACCAGCTTGGTTCTCGAATAATTGAGCCATATTTTCTTTAACATGACCTTTCAACCCTTCTAAGAATCCTAAAGATTCCCATTTTTGTTGAGTTTGTGTACGGATAGCTTTCATGTGGTTTAAACCAATGTTACCAACTAATCCTGAATTTAATAATTGTGACATAATTATTTATTTTTATTTTATTATTTGTTATTATTATCTATTTTCGACTCTTCTCATTAAGTCCATTATTCTAGATGTTTCTTTGTCGATATATGCAGTCGACTCATTTAATTGTTTAGATGTTCCAGTAGCAACTTCTTTAGTAATCGTTTTATCAATTGACTCTTTAATAGGAGCTTTAGAAGATAATTCGTTTACGATAGTTTTATAAAGTCTTTGAGACTCTTTAAGTGTTGATACTTCTTCATCAAATCTTTTAAGGATAGTTTGTTTCTCTTCCTTAGTAGTTGAGTGTTCCATAAATAACTTAGTTACATAAGTTAAGTTTGAATTGTAAACAACCGTTTCAGCTAACATTGTTCTAAAAGTCTTAAGAGCAGTTTTGTATTCTTCATTTCTACCTTTAAGTTCTTTAGCCTCAGCTAACAAAGACTTATATTTATTTTCTGATTCAATAAGAGCTTTTTTAGATACAGATTCTTCTAAAGATTTTTTAGATTTCCCAAATGGGCTAGGTTGACCAATATCTACTTTACCTACTAACTCATGTTTTTTACCTTCAGTATTAGGAATTTGTTCTTCCAATTCTTCTTTCTCTTCATCTTCTTCTTCGTCTTCAGACTCTTCTTCCATTAAGTCTTCACCTTCTTCCATTTCGATTTCATACATCATTTCATCAAGGTCTTCCTCTTCTTCAGAATCATCTTCAAAGCCTTCTTCTGAACCATAATCTTCTGAATCTTCAAAATCTTCAGCTCCAGCACCAGACCCAGCAGAAACATTTTTTACAATGAAATCACCTGGTTCAGTAACTTTAACTTCTAACTCATCATCTTCAGCATCATATACAACTTCAATCTCGTCATCACCAGTTAACTTTTTGTAAACTGCGATAACATCATCATCTGATGCGTCAGTCATATCTAATTCAAACTCATCGTCTGATGCACCAGCATCCATTCCAGCATTGTAATCACCTTCAAGGTCATCACCTTCTTCTGAGTCAAAATCTTCAACGTCTTCTTCTTCCTCTTCTTCAGAATCTTCATCAGCATCCTCTAATTCTTCTTCTTCTTCCTCTTCTTGTTCTTCACCTTCAGGGAATTCATTAGATTCTTCTTCTTCCATTTCTTCAGCTTCAGAAACAACAACATCTTCTTCTTCATATAAACCTTCTTCCAAAGATTCTTTCACGATACCATCAATTTCTTCTTTAGCTACGCTACGAAGTATTTCTTTTGTATTGGCATTTAACGCTTCTTGAATTCTTTTAGCATCCAAGATTGCACGTTCAATAATTGATTTGTCTTTATCAGCCATCTCTTTTTTATTTTTTATTTATTATTTATAATCTATTAATAGCGATAATAGTCTTACCACTTGTTAATAAATATGTGTTATTTTTGTAAAAATCTTTTTTTAATAAAAAAAATTTATTTTTTTAAAAATATTTTTATTAGTCTAATAAAAATTTATCAAGACCATCACTTAATAAATCTTTTCTACCTTCTACAGACTCTTTAAATGGTCTAGCTTCAGCTTTATCTTTAAACATCCATGAACCTGGAGTACTTGGTGCAGTTACAACATCCCAACAGATAATTTCAAAGTCATCTTGAACAACTTGTTCACCATTAATTTCTCTTAATGAACCAACCCCTCTAGATGATACACCTATCATAATATTATTTCTAAGTAAGTTTGCTACTTCATCACCTTTAGTAGATACAATACCATAATTAATATAACCTGGCGACATTAATATCTCCATTTTACCCATTAAAGTTTTGTTCTCCCACCATGTTTCAATGATATTGTGTGATATTCTATCACCAGCAATAATAGATGATTCTGGATGGTCTAATTCACCAATAGCTCTTCTATCTCTAATTAGTTCTTGATACCTCTCGTTCTCTCTCTCTAATATGTTCTTTGGATAAATTCTACCATTACGGTTTTTAACTCCCCATTTTTGTAATACTACGTATACTATTAATGGTTCGTGCATACTTGGATGTGAACCACTATCTAATTTTTTCATCTCAGTGATGAAAGGTTTATTTCTATTATCACTAGGACTAATAAAACCAGCGTCAGATTCAATTAGAAATCCAAATCCAGATTGACCAGCCTTTAATATTTTTATATCGGACATATTAATATTTTATTAATAAATATGTGATACAAACAAAAAAACCTCTATAAATTAATATAGAGGTTCCTAAAAAGAGATTATTATTTATTTTTTTGTTTTATGAAATGTGAAATATGGGTTTAAATCAAATACTTCAGCAATTACATTAGCTGTAACCGATTTAACAGCATCATTAATTAAATTACTCTGTATCTTAAAATTATTTAACTTATACAGCGTTATTTCACAATTCATGTAACTTCTTCTCTCATTTGAAATACCAGATTCCTTAATTTCAAAATCAACAATAGTTCTATTTCCATCAAACAAGTTCTTAGGTAAAACTTCGTATACCTTCTTCTTGATTTCTTTATTTAATTTTTTAATTGCGATAGTGTAGTTATCATCATCTAAGTTGATTGGTTTACCCCAAGCTGAAATCGTTACATATAACGCTTTAGGATTTTTATTATCAACAGTTCCGATATTCACTTTATAGTTATCGAACATTTCTAACTTCATTTGTTTACCTTTTTTTACTAACATATTTACTTTTTTTTTAATTAATATAACGCATAATTAAAAAAAGTCAACCTGGTATCTTAGTTCTTAAGCGTTTCTTTTAATTCAATTAACTTAGTAACATCCTTAATGAAGTTATCTTTATTAAATTCTTGGTTTAATAAACGTTCTTTTACCGATAGTAATTTCTCTTTAGCGTTAATTTCTGATTCTTCTAATCTACTGTTAACCAGCGATAAACATTCGTTATTAATGTCTTTAAATAATTTTTCCTTCTCTTCTGGAGTAGATTCAATCATTACAGATACAATAGCTTTTTCAGACTCAGATAAATTTTTATATTCATCATTAAAGTTTTCAACGCTTAATGATAATAATATACTATTAGGGATATCTAACGCTTCACTAATTGTCTTAGGTTCATTATTCATAATGTAATCAACTACTTTATCAGTTGCTTCTAAGATAGTATCTAATGTACTAGCTTTTCTATCAGTGAATACTAATGTAGCAATTGCTTCATGTAAATCTTTTTTATCATAATCTACGTCAAATTCAAAAGCAATATCAGCTATTAATTTAGCGTTAGATTCAATAATAGATTGTTTAGGGTATTTAGATAATAAAGCAATTGATTCTTTTACATATTCAGTAGCTTTAAATCTATCCTTCTCAATTTTATTTTCGATATTATTATAAATCAAAAATTGCTCTTTAAGAATCTCATCATTCTTAATCGTTTTAATATAATTCTTAAATAAAGATTTATTCTCATCTTTTTTAGATGTGATTGACTCAACTAAGATTGTATTATAAGTATTCTTAATCTTACCAAAATTTTTTACGTTTTTACTCATGGTTTTAATTTAATAATAAATATTATTAGAATATGTTAAAGGATTAATCCTTTAACATATTATCTATATCGTTAATCATTCCGTTTATATCTTCATTGATTTTAAGCGTTTTATCATAGATTGCAACTCTCTCATTAATAATAGTTTCTTTATGTTCTATATTATCAATTAATCGGTTCACATACATTTTACTGTATTTATTTTTTCTTTGATTTAACTGCTTAGTATTCTCAGTCAATAATTGGTTAGTTTTCTTAATTTGTTCAGCTAATGTTTCTTCAGGTGCCGCCTCTGCTCCAGCTTCAGGTGTTTCTGTTCCAGCCTCTGGAGTAGCTTCTTCACCAGCCTCTGGGGTAGCCTCTTCACCAGCTTCTGGTGTTTCAGTTGCACTACCAAATCCACCGCCACCGAATGAACCACCGCCACCACCACCGATAGCTCCACCAGCATCTTCACCACCTTCACCAGCACCAGCAATCGCAGCGTTAATATCACCGTATACACCATCAACTTCATCAAACATACCAGTATGTTTAATTACTGCCGATGTATTCTCTATTTCAGCAGCTGCTGCTTTCTCTAATCTTTGTTCTAAGAAATCTTTCTTAATTTCTTCATCAGTCCAACCTAAAATATCTCTTCTAGCTCTAGTCATAGACATACCCATGAATCCGTTACCAGCTTCTGATACTGCATCTTTATACAATGTCATTTTAGCTTGTAATTGCTCAATTTCCAACATCTTAGCTTGAGTAGATGGGTTATTCAATGATAGGTTAAAATTAGAAATCTCATCCTCAAAACCTAACATATATAAATGGATAATTGCTATTTTATTTAATTCAGCAATAATCGCTTGTTGTATTCTATTAATTGTTCTAGAGAAACGAACATCTTGCATAGCCAAGTTTTTACCATCACCAGTTGCTTCCTCAAAACCTAAGAAAGTTTTTGGAACTCTAAGTGCAGTAAACAATTTTCTTTGTAAGTATTGAATATCAGCAATCTGGTCCAAGTTAGATGCACCTTGTAATGTATCGATTGGAGTTGCAGCATTCTCATCCCTTACTGGAATAAAATAATCTTGGTCATTTGCTAATTGGTTATATCTTAAATCGATTTGACCAGTTTGTGGGTCAATAACTGGTTTTCTTTTAAACCTATTAGCAATATCATCAACGTATTGTGGTACATCTTGTTCATCGATATTACCAACATATATTTTATATACACGTCTTTCTGGTGCTCTAGTTACACGATATACTAACATCGCATCTTCTGATAACTGTAATTGTTTCCAAATACGTCTAGCTTTTTCTAATACCGATGTACCATATGGTAAACGTCTATCATCACCTAATAATCTAAAGTGAGCAATTTGCCATGAATTAAATTCCATATCACGACCTCTCCAAAAGAATTTAACTTTAGCATCCTCACCTTCGTTATTAACTGTCCATTCTCCACTATATTGATTTTGAACAATATCACCTTCTCTTCTTTCAATCTCGAAGTTAGGTAACTGTCTAGCACCAACGATACCTTTTTTATCGTCAATGTTTAATAATATGAAGTTATCACCATACTTACATACGTTTCTAGTCCACATTGGTAAACTTGCATGTAAATCAAGTCTATTGAAGAATAAATCTTCTAATATACCTTGAATACGTTTACTATCGGAATAAACATTCAATACTCTACCTTTACTGTTTACAGTAGTAGATTCTTCCATCATAATATCCAATGCCGCAGCAATTTCTGGATAAAATTCCATGGATTCAAAATCAGCATATGAACCAATACGAGTTGTTTCATAATGCATGGAGTGTTGAATTAATTCATTCTCAGTTTTTCTCCAAACACTACCTAAGAATTTAGCTTGTTGTGCTTGTAATTTAGCTGCTTCATATTCCTCTTTAGATTGTGTTTTAAGTAACACATCATTACCAATAGAATATTTGTTAACGGTTTGATTTACTTTAGTTAAATCAACACCAGTTGCATCAAATATAGTATTAAGTCTCTGGAATACGGTTTTTTTATTATCTGCCATATTTTTTTTATTATTATTATAATTAAATCTTTGAAAATTTAAATAGTTATTCTACGTAATCACAAACTACATAAGACATTCTTTTATCCGCACCATCTGTAAACAATAATTCATACACGTATGATACATTGTAATCCTCATTTAAACTACAACCAACACCACTAGGTCCATTGGCTACACCAGTTTTTTTACTAGTTTTATCATTTGAACCAGGTGACCATGAATACAATTCAGCTAAACCACCTCTAACCGATATTGACGGTTTTCCATAAATTACTTTTGCCATAATTATTTGTTTTTATCTCATTCCTGAAAATAACCACATATAATCTCCATTAGGGTCTTGTACATTTCTATACGCAGAATGATTTGGATTAATTTTAGTTACCTTCTTATTAGTTACTGGGTCAGTAGTTGTTATAGTTGAATTATAACTATCACTACCACCTACAGTCCATCCAGCTAAAATAGCCTTAGTTTGTTCTTTTGCTTTCTTTAAACTTTTAAATGATGATTCCAATATCCATAAAGCCATACCAAGACTCATTAAACAATCATCATGATAACCTTCCATATGGTCTGGTCTACCATTTTTATAAATGAATGTCTTCATCTCATGGATTAATCGTATTGAATTTATCTTAATGGTATTTGTTCTAATTGCTATCTCCAAATTAGAGATTAATTGTAATCTACATCCGTTAATATTAAATCCAGCTACTTTATTATCTTTAGTTTTTTCTTCGTAATATAAATCTGGATATTTCAACTCAACCAATTTACTAGTTGTAGTATTACCAACACCAATATTATCAACAATTAAAAATGCATCATATTTTAAACCATATATGTTTAATACTTCAGCAAAGTTATCTGGCGGTATTTTACCTTGAAATTCAACAACTTGTTCCATTGTGGTAAAATCTATAATCTGAAAACATGAATAATCGGCACCATCACCTCTAGCAACGTCAGCTGCCATTATATACTCATGACCTTCGATAGGTTCAGACCAAATCCATATTAAACCACTATTACCATCAAAATATGTTTTATCAACATACTTAGGTTCAGTTACATTATTCTTCTCATGGAAGTCAATAAATTCATCATCTATTACGTTACCCCCAGAACCTAAGAATGATACATCTAACTCTTGTGCAATCTTCTTCTTATCGTTGTTCATGTTCTTACACATGTTTATATACCAAGAAGATGCTGGTTTCCAACCATCTTTTATTTTCTTAGCGTAGGATTCTATACTAAATTCATATTCCTTAACAGTTTCTTCATTTTTGGTCCAACTTAAGTCTTTATTGTACCTAGGGTCTTCATACCATTTTAATTCTATAATATTATATGTATTCTCACCCCTCTTAGCTTGTTCATAAGTTTTATAATATAATGGGTCATAACCATTTGGTGTTGAGATTAATATTGCTCTACCCCCAGTACCTAACGATGTTACAGCTGCTGCATATAAATCAGCACCTCTATCGATAAAGGCTGCCTCATCAAAGATTAGGAATGTTGGTGTATATCCCCTTAATGCATCCTCAGATGTTGCTACCGCAATAATCTTAGAACCATTTGGTAATTCAACCTCAATCTGAGAATCTTTCACAAAGATACTTTTCTTCTCTTTTTCTTTATCACCATAATATTCACCACCCCATACCCATCTAGGTAATTGACTAACATAGTCTTTTATCCCTTTTAAGAACTTCTTAGCCAATGTTAACTTATTGGCAATAACAATTATTGTCTCAGGGTTATTAGGGTCGGCAAATCCAATCTTTATGCCACAATAAGCTTGCGTGGTTGTTGATATACCAGCTTGTCGTGGTTTGGTGACTAAATTAAATCTATGTTTCTCATATGCTCTAACAATTTCTTTCTGTCTAACAAAAAGTTTAAATGGAACAAAACCTTCTTGAGTTTTATCAAATGTCTGTAAATAAGTCTCAATTGCATAAATTGGATTATTCAGACATTTAGCATATTCTTCAAATATTTCTACTGCTGTTAGCATAAGTTTTTATTAATAAATATGCAAATACTAGTAAAAACAAAAAAACCATCAATTATTGATGGTCTTATTTAAGTTTATTCAAAGTCTTCACGCTCAAAATGTGTATCGTTTAGTTCCCTAATCTGCTCTTCCATTTCAAGTTCTTTTTTAACATGTGAAAGTATCTCTAATATTACATGTTTACCATGTTTAGTTTTACCTAATACTTCTCTTAAATCATGTAAAAATTCTACAGCTGGCTTCTTAATAAATTCAGCAAATACCAAATGTTTTACATTCATATCTTTTCTAGGGATTTCCTCACAGAATCTATCCCACATTTTAGGACCAATTCTCTCATCCCATGGTTTAGCACCATCATAATCAGCGTTATTAATCGCATATTCCAATAACTTAGGATTATTTGGAATACCATGTGTTGATAACACTTCCATAACACCTCTATATAACTCAGATACTAAAATAGGGAAAGTCATTGCTTTTGCTGTTACAGTTGGAGTAATCTCACCATTCTTCTTACTTTCGTATACTACATCACAATTCCCACCTTCAACCATATCATCATTCTCTGGTTCAGCATATGATAAGAAGTCATTTGCAGCCATAATTTTTTTATAGTTACTTAATAACTTAGTATTCATATTTTTTAACTCACCACCAAAGAAATGGTATAAATGGTCAAGATTTTTTGAGGCACCAGCCATTAAAGCATTTATTGCTCTTCTTTTCTTAATCTCATCATTACCTTTAACTAACTCATCATGGTCCTCAAAAATAGTATCCTCAGTTACTTTATTTGATTTCTTACTTGGTTCAATTTCAGTAGTTAATTCAGCTTCAAACTTGATAGCACCTTCTGGTATCTCAAATTCTTCCATCATCATTTTAACCGCTAATTCCTCTAACTTTTTTTTATTTGGTTTCTCCATTTCTAGAGTCTCTTCAAATAAATGGTCCATATGCATATACATATCGTTAGGGTCAACATGATTAACATCAAATGCTTCTCTACCATTTAATACCACATCTTTAAATCTATCACCAATTAAAGCAATATCAAAAGGTATCTCTGATTGTGGAAAAATACCACACTCAGTTAATGAATGCTCACTGTTCAATATTGATTCCTCAATATCTGGGTGCATAATTTCATTAATACCTTCATGGTATAAAGTATTGTGATATTTTTCACGCAAACCTTTAATTCGGTTCTCAACCAATATACGTTTAGCTATATGTTTATAATCTCCCATGATTATTTTTTTAAATTTTTTACTTTAATAACTTCTTTAACAGTTCTTTGATGAGCCTTTCTAATAGCATCCTTACCTAAAGAATCTTGACAAACAGCATAAGGATTATCTACATGACTATTAGCTTTAACTTTTTTTACGCAACTATCAAATTTTTTAGTATGAACTTTATCAGCACTTTCTTCTTCTAAATTTTGTTCTTTAGGTTCAACTATTGCATTAGTTAATTCATCCGCTACTTCTGGTTTCACAACTGTTTTAGCATAATCTTCAAAATCTTTAGCAGCATTTATAACGTCTCTCCCCTTATTTAAATTATCAATAGTTTTATTTGGGTCCAAAGCTTCCAAAAGTTCTTTTTTCTTAATTCTCATAATAATTATATTATTTAATATTATTTATTATATTCTAATACTATATCCTTTTCATATAGTTTATCATTAACTGTTTTGATTTCCTCACCAAACTTAAACCAAAGTCTAACTTCTGGGTATTCATCATATTCATCAATATTTTCCCAACCTAAAGCGATAATACCATCAACTGCATCCCATACACTAAATGTATCACTTTCTTGAACCAAAGATAATTTAACATTTGTAGTTAACTTACCAACCTTCTTAACAAATTCCTCACGAGGTGGTTCTGGTCTATTAGATGCTGGTACAGCATCCCAATCTTCACCATCAACGTCTTTGATAGTGTTTGAATACAAAAACTCATATAAGTAATTACCTTGCCAGTCTTTACCTACACTATTTATATAAATTAAATACAACTTTTCCATTTATTACTTTTTTATTAGCATTATTGGATTAATATCCCATACTGATTCTTTTAAACTTTTCTTACCCCAGTGTTTACCTTTACCTTTAGTTCCACAAGCTGATGGTGTTGGTCTACAAGCTGGATAATCTCTATGCTCACCTTCTTTTCTACCACAAGGTTTACATTTTTTCTTACCAGTTTCTGAATCTTTTCTACATGTATTACAATCAACCCATCCTTTAGATTTACCTTTACCACCTTGTCTAGCAAACCAACCATGTAAACCTTGTTCTTTCTCTTTAGAAAAATCAGTTTTTTTAGCTTCATGAACATGTAATTCCTCAACACTCTCATCATGTTTTTTTCTACCTTGGCAATTAGCTTTTTGGCTAAATCCTTTTGGATTATTACAATCTATGCTTTTTTTATATTTTGCAGACCATTCCTCTTCTAACGTATCTTCATTTAAAACATAACCATGTTCTAAATGCCACATACCTTTTTTATCTGGTTGTGGTGGTATATATTCACTATCTGGACCCAATCTACGTGCTAAACCTTTTTTAACCAAATCTTCCCACATATTAAACCCATCATAATTACCAGTATCTTTGTTATATAAAAATATAAAATCCGATGTAAATTTATCAAAGTTATCAAAAGTATTTTTTAACCAATCATTAAATTCTTGGTAAAATGTTCTCATAATACCACGACCTCTATATTCTGGAAATGTGTATGCTTTTCTAATTTGTAAATTATATAAACCAGTTTTAGCACTTTTATAAATTATAGCTACAAATCCACCAACCTTCTTTTTATTTTCTTTATCAAAAATAACTATCTCAAAACCATTAGAACCTTCGGTAGCTTTTTTAGGTTTTAATATAAAATCTCCAAATGTTTGAACAGTTTTAATTTTATTTAAAAATGCATTGACTTCTTTACCTCTAATGAAGTTACTCAAAATATTTAATGCTTTAGTTAATGCACTATCTTCCTTTGGTTCAGCTGATGTAACTTCTTCATTAATAGATTCATCTGTACTGTTACCCCAGTTTTTAGCACCAACTTTACGACATTTAACTAATGCCCCACTAGCGTATGCACTTGGCCATACATCGTATCTACTTCTAACTTTGTAGTAACATGCATCTTTCTTCTTCTTTTTCTTCTTCTTTTTACCTTCTTCAAGTATTTCATAAACTTCATACTCGTCTTCTTCAAAAGTAGTTTCAATAATCTCAACAACTAAATCTGATTTACCTTTTATAACTCTATGAAAAGTGTTCTTAGGTATAAAAAATTCTTCATCAACATTTAACTTTCTTGGTAATTCATTATCAAATTGAACTAACCAATCATTCTCGTTAATTGGTATAACTATTCTATCTTCTCTATCTCTATGCCAAGTTAATTCATGTTCATCAGCACTCTCAGAAAATGTTCTTCTAATGATATTATCATTTCGTTCTTCAACATAAGGTTTTTGACTCATTTTCCAATCATTTAACGCTTTAAAATTATATTTGTGAGTCTTATTATCAAACCCACACTCATGGCATAGATATGGGTGACTATCTTTTTTTTCAGTCACCCATTCCCAACCACATTTACATTTAATATTTTCTGGTTTAAACTTTTCCATATTACCACCATTTTCCACCACCAGATAAACCTAATAATTTAGCGTATCTAGGTAATCTACAGCTCCAATATCCAGCTTTAGTTTTATCATTCTTTTGGTCACAGTTATGTCTATCAGCAAACGCTTTTCTAGCCTTTGGGTCTTTTAACTTAACAGCTAAATTTCCACCACCAGCTTTAGCACCGAAAGATACTTTTTTAACTTTACCAGTTTTAGGGTTCTTAACATATACATAGAATTTTTTAGAACCACCTCTTTTTGGTTTACCTATTTCTACTTTTTTCCCTTGGTATTCAGCTTCATTCAATATCTCACTATCTTCTTCTGATTCCATAATTCGACCCAATTGAATTACTTCACCATTAAGCCTTATTTTTGAATCAAAATCATTAACGATAAATATATCATTCTCATTAAGTTTAATCAAGTCTTTAGAGTATAAAAATTTAACCTCTTTTAATAATAAAAAGAAGTTGCTAGAACCATATCTATAAACTGATTCACCTAATGGAATTTTATTATCTAAATGGTATCTTAATCCTTCAGAGATTTGAATATCTTTTTGTAATTCCATTGGTTTTGACCATTCTGAATAATCATCTTCATGGTCTTCCATATCAACAGATTTCCATGCATCACCACTCTTAGTTTCATTCATTAAGAAATCAAATACTTGGTCAAAACTTTCTTTAGCTGTTGCGATATGGTCAGCAGCCCAGTCATGTCCGCTATTTAAAATAGCTTCAATTTGTCCTTCATCTAAATCTAATAATAAACCAGCTTGTCTTCTCATTTGCTCTAAATTACTGAAAAACATATATCTAGTTGGACTACCTTCTTCATCACCACCTTCTCCAAGTAATTCATTTATTTCAAAATGGTTTGACTCTTCCATCTCTTCTTCTTCCCACATAGCCATTGTTGGATTATTAAATGATTCATCAGGTCCCCACATACCTTTAGTTTTATCGGCTGGGGTAAAATTATTATCATTCTCATCAATTGGTTCTTCGTCTTCTGCTGGAGTCTCGTCAGCTGGTTCTTCATCTTCTGCTGGAACTTCATCAGTTGGTTCATCATCACCTTTACCAGAATCTTCAATTTTTTTAACAATATCCTTTCTATCTTCTTCATCCATTTCAGAAGTATGTGTAGCAGCAATTACTGAATTGATAACATATTTCTCCAATTCAAAGTCTGGTTGACCTTCGTCTTTAGTAAAGCTTCTTAAAGTAGTTGCGATTTTACCAGCAAGTTGTTCAATAAATTTCTTTGGGTCTTCCTCTTCATCAGCTTCAACACCAGCATCAAATGGTGTATCATCAAATGGTTTATCATCTGATGGTGCTAGAGCATCATCCATAGGCATATCATCAACTGGTGCGTCATCTACTGGAGCTGGTTCTGGCTCAGGGGTAGAAACAGCAGAAGCCGCCTTATTAGGCAGCTTCAACTTATACTTAACGTCTTCGTTAACAGTCTCTAATACATCTAAATTATAACCAGTTTCTTCATCTTGGAATAAACCAGTTGATTTTCTAGGGTTATCGTTTAGACTTTTTTTTTTAATTCATTTGCTAATTCAGTCATTTCTTCAGCAGTAAGGCCTTCTAAAATAGATTTAATTCTAGAATCTTCTTTAGTTGAATCAATGATTGAATCCATTTCTTGAATAGCTCTAGAAATAGAGTATCCTTTTTTAGCTACTGGAGCTTCAACATCTTCAGTACCTTCTAAAATAGAATCAATAGCTAATTCAGTTTCAGATAATTTAACTTTATCAAAATCATTAACTGTTTTACCATCAGCTAAATTATCACCAAATTGACCTTCTTCTTTACCTTCTTTAGTGTCATAAGATAATTTATCACCTTTTTTATCAACGATATACTCTTCGTTATCACCAACACCTTTAGTAGCACTTAAAGCTGCATCAGCTTTAATACCAGTGTGGTGTTCAGTTAATAAGTTATCATCTAAAAATACATTAACTCTACCATCTTTATTGTAAGCTTCATTAAGACTTAAAAATTTAAGATTTAATTGTTTAATAGCTTTTGCATAAGAAGGATAAGCTTCTGATTTTTTATTTTGTAAACCACCGATATATTGGAAATCCTCAGTTACTAAATTCTCTTTAGGGTTAGTAACTTTAATGTAATATTCATGGTTTTCTCTTACGATACCATATACTTTTCCATCAGGTCCAATTTTAGTTAATTCAACTACAGAAGTCTTAGTGTTTTCGTTAACTGGTTGTTTCCCCATTAACTCTAACATTCTATTTACTGCTTCTTTACCTTGTAAATTTTTCATATTTAATTATTATTTATTTTATTATAAGAAATCTGAGCTACCAGCAAATATATCATTACCAGAGCCTAATAAATAGCAACCAGTGCCACCACTTACGCTTCTAACAAATATAGATACATTTGATGTAGCACCAACATTTACTACAGTACCGTTAATATTAATCGTACAACCAACAGAGCCACCAAAAACTTCGGTATATGTATGAGCTGTAAAATTAGCATTTGATGGGTCAACGATTATATTATGTACGTCATATATTTTTGCCATATCAATTTATTTAATAATAAATATTAATGAAAATAAAAAAAGCCTCGTTTGAGGCTTAAATTAAATTTTATTTTTTTATATCCATATCCAATAATTTATGATTAATAATCACTTTACCATTTACTTCAGACATATATTTTGATTGTGGTGTAGGCGCATCCATACGAACAATAGTATCACTTAATGGTTTAACACCTTCTTTTGCATATTTATCCATTAATTCATTTAAAGCTTTATTATATTCAGTTTCATCCCCTTCCAATACTACATCTGAAGGTACCAAACATGTAATTCTAGTCTCTACATTATTTTTTTGAGCATCGGCTAAACTTTGTGGTGTATCATAAACAAATTTATACATTAGAGTCTTATCAACTTTCGTACATGACCCTAACGCACATACAAGGAAAACACTATTTATTAAATTTTTAACACCTTCATCTAAATTTTCAGAATTAGTTTGACCAACTATACTTTTACTGCATGAAATAGGTTTCCAACGCTCAAATTTAGGGATGTTTTTTTCATCTTCACCTTCTGAAAATGCAATACTATTTGTTTTATCATCAAAACTAACTGGAATCATTGTTTCATTGATTAATTTTTTAGATTCTAAATATCTTTGTTCAGCCAATATATTAGCTTTTAAAATGTTTTTTGTTTTATCAAATCTTCTCATACTTTTATTTTTTTATTAACAATTTTTATCTGAAGCATATTTAACCCCCATTATAGTACCTATTATTGAAAACGCGTTAGTTAACAATATACCAAACATATTAGACCATACATTACCAATATCATGTGATTCAGAACTGTTACTAAGTATTGATATACCGTATATTAATGTAGTAATAACACCAACACCAATTATAACATATAATGAAACTTTAACTATAACGCCTATTAACTCAAACTGTGTTTTTTTCTGTAAAATATCCAAATCATTTTCAGCATTAATTTTAGCTTCTTGAGTTTGTTTAAGAGCTACATTTAATTCATCGGTAATTTTTAAATTTTTTTCACGCCATTCGATTAACTCAGTATTCTGTAATTGAACTTTTTTAGTTACCTCCAAACGTTTACGTCTACTATCATTATCTTTTTCAATACAAGCTTTTAAATAATCAGAAAATTCTTGATTATCAGTCTTAATCATTTTGACAATATTACCCTCTAACCCTATCTTTTTTTTATTATATAGAGTTAACAATTCCTCTATAGTTTTATCGTCAAATTTAATTTCCATCATCTATATACTTTAAACGGTGCTTTTCTATTTTTATAATTATCAAAATCTTTTCTAAACTCCTCAAGTCTAGGTTCAATATCATCAGATTTAACTATCCAAAATTGAGCCCCAGCTTTCATAGCTTTTGCTTGTTCTTCAGCTTCATTTGAAGAAGATATAATCCCAATAATTACATGGTTACCATACTCAAAATTAATTCTTCTTACTAATTCAATTCCATCAAATGCGGAACCAATTAGATTTAAATCAACGAAAACACATTCTGGTTTATCGTTTGTATTATTACTTTCAAACCAAGCTTTGAACAATCGTTCAGCCTCATCAGCAGATGAAACGCTTTGTAATGAAAGTGTAATGTCTAAGAGACTACAAGCGTCTTCAAAAACTAGATGAAATAAATCTTCATCATCTACTAATAGTATTGAATCTATCATGGCTTTTATATTTAAATATTAAGTTATTAGGTAAAAATTATTTAATTGTTATTAATAGTTTGGTTCCAACCTCGTTTTTCTCACAAGAAATTTTGAACCCATGCTCTTTAAGTATCGCTATACATATGTTTAACCCCAATCCAGAACCACTCTCCTTCTGGTTTGCTTTTCGAGTGTATGGTTGAGATAATTTATTAAATTCCTCTTGAGTCATACCTCTACCGTTATCTTGTATCGCAATGTGATTCTCGTCTTCCATAAATATAGCCACCAATTTATGTTCAGAATCATTATATTTTAATCCGTTTCTAATTAAGTTATCAACCGCTGTACAGAATAAAGATTCATTTACTTCAAGTTCTGGTAATACATCGATAGCAACTTGACTTGAATAAGCTGTTGATTTTAAATAATTATCTAATATTTTTTTAAGTTTTAATGGTTCTTTAGTTATTACAGTATCTTTTTTAACTAGATTTGTAAATTCATATACACCTTTGTAAACTTTCTGAGTATGCTTAAGACCTTCTTTAAGCATTTTTAAAGGTGCTTCTAATTTTAAACGTTCAATATCTTCTGGCTTTAATCTTCGTTCTAACGAACTAACTCCTCTTGGGATATATGTATTTATTCCAGAATGCATATCGTGTCTTAGAATCTTCGCAGCGTGCTCTAAATACGTATTCTTTTCACTAACTTCATTAAGCGATTCATATAATTCAGTTACATCTTGTCTGATAGATAAAAATCCGACTAATTCATCAGTTTCTTGGTCAAATTCAGCTTTAATGTATGTATCTACATAATATAATTCACCCTTTTTATTTTTATTAGTTACAATCTCATGCCAGATTTTTCTTTTCTTAACTGTTGTTCTATACATGTTATTCCAAAACTTTTTAGGGTGTGTATTTGAATTAACTATATTATGGTCAGCACCTATAACTTCGTCTAACGACCAACCACATATATCTAAAAATTTTTGATTAGCGTATGTAATTTTACCATTTTTATCTGCTTTAGTAACTAATGCTGTTTCATCAACGAATAATTCAAAATCACTAAATTTATTTTCAGTTAATTTATTCTCCCATACTGAATAAGCGAATGCGTATAATGACGATAACATCTCAGCAAAATTAACTTCAACCTTATGCCAAACTTTGGTGTTAAAACTTTCATTACAAATAACTCCAATAACTTCACCTCTATATACAATTGGTACATCAAGCATAGAATTAATCCCTAAAGGTTTTGCATATGTTTCAGTAAAACATGCTGTAGCTGGATGTGTAAATACATCATCAGCAATAATTGTAGGGTCTACTTTAATAGCGTCAAAATATTCCTTATAATCCTTCTCAAATATCTCAATATCTTGAACCCACACATCCTCTTTCTTAAGATATAATTGTTCACAAATAATTGAAGTTTTATCATGGTTATACAACCATATTGAACATCTATCGATATTTAAACTATTAACAACTTCTTTAGTTAATAATTTAGCCCCTTCAGTGATGTCCCCTTCGTAAAATAATGGATTATGTGTTTGAGAAATTAATGTTTCGTTTAAATTTCTGGCATAATAATTTAATTTAACAGATTCTTTATTCTTAGTTAGGTAATCTTTAACCATAACACCAAACAAAGGTATGAAAAATAAGAAACAGATAAATTCTATCCATCTAGTTAAATCACATGGTGGTATGTAACCAGTTAATACGCACAATTTTATGGTTAAAAATATCACCATAAATATAATTGCAAATATAAAACTAACTACTGAACTTCTCTTTAGGTTGAACATAATTTCTTTTATTAAATAAATATCTAATAAAATACAAAACCCCTAGGAAAATCCATAGGGGTTCATGATTTTTTTATGTAATTATTAGTTATGCCTTCATCATTTGGATACTGATAATCAATTTTACATCATCTGATACTAAAATACCACCTTTTTCACCAACAGCATTGAATGATAAACCATACTCAGAACGCTTAATAACACCTTCTAATTCAAAACCATATTTAGTTTGTCCGTAAGCATCTACATCATTACCATTGTAACTACCTTTTAATGCAATTGGTAACTCAACATCACGAATAGTTAATAACCCATTAATGGTATAATCACCTTCAGATAATTTAATGACTTCAGTTGATTTAAACGTAATTTTAGGGAATTTATCAGCTGAAAAGAAATCATCAGATTTTAAGTGATTATCTCTGTCAGCGATATTAGTTGTGATTGAATCAACATCTGCTTCGAATGTTAATACCGCATCGGTAAAATCTTCCAATTCAGATTCCATAGTTGCGTCAAATTTAGTGAATCTACCATTAACTGTAGAAATCATTAAATGTTTTACCTTAAACTCAATGTCTGAGTGTAATGGGTCAATTTTAAATGTACTCATAATTTTACTTTATTAATTCTTTTAATTTATTATTCATTATCAAGATTCGGTCCAAATCGTCTGATTTTAATTTACCAGATAAATCCCAAGTTTCAACAACATTTTTTAAGTAGTCTACAACTTCTCCCTTATACTTATTAATTTCTTCCTCTTTTAGATTAAGTATCTCGTCTTCAATTTTTTTGACATCAACTACATCATTTTTAACTGCATCATACTTTTTGATATGTTTGTTTAAAACTTCGCCTTGGCTATCAGCTGTTTCAAATCTGAAGTAATCAGTCTTATCTACATTCTTATAAGTATAACTAGCTCCTCTTTTGAAGATAATAGTTAAATCTTTTTTACTTGGTTCATATGTTGAAGCCAAGATGTTAGATGATTCATAAATGGCTTTAACCTTATCATCTGTTTCTACTCTTTTTAAAATCATAACTTTATTTTATTATTTATTATTTTGCATGTGTTTTATACCTAACAACGTCAGATAAATTAAATAATGTACCAGTACTAGTTACAGTATTCTCTGCATCAGCAGTTTCATTCTCAACGATTATTAAGTAATTACCAGTAATAACCATACCAGTATCAGTGTATTCGGACTTAGAAACGCCATTACCGCTTTTAACCCATAATTCTACTTTTCCAAAAATTGGCGCTCCTTGCATATTTAAAAATTTTACAACAAAGATAGTACTATTTATAATTAAAAGCAACTATTGATTTTTTTTGTAATTATAACTAATTTTGTAAAAATAAAAATGTCTTATGAATAGAGAAATAGTACCTAAGGTTAAACTTATTATAAATAATGCGATGAATGAAGCCAAAAGTAATGAGGATGTCCTTGTTAGACCTGAGCATATTTTGATTGCAATATTATTGGATGATAGTAATATCTGTGTTAACGCATTTAAAAAATTAGGTGCGGATGTGAATGTATTACACGATAAATTAAGTGAGCACATCAGAGAAATAAATTTAACTCCTAGTGTTACTGGTAGTAAAAGAATTAGATTACCATTCAGCGATGAAATGAAAGCGGTAATGAATAAAGTGGATAATGAATCAGAGTTATTGAATGATAACCATATAGATTTAGAACATGTCACTTTATCAATTCTAACCAATAAAAAGTTGCGTATTGTTCAAATATTGACTAGCTTTGGGATTAATTACGAAAATTTTAAAAAAGTTATAATTAATATGAAAGGTAAACTAAATGAAAAGGATATCCCAAAGAATATGTTAGGGGATGACGATGAAAACGTTTTTGGTGAAGAATTTGGTGATAAATCAAAGAAAACAACAGTTAAACGTGGTAAAGCAAGTAAAACACCAGTATTAGATAATTTCTGTGCTGATGTTACTAAAGCTGTAGAAGAGGGTAATGTTGACCCTATTATTGGTAGAGAGAAAGAGATTAAACGTGTATCTCAAATCTTATCAAGAAGAAAAAAGAATAACCCAGTATTGATTGGTGAACCTGGAGTTGGTAAAACAGCTATCATTGAAGGTTTAGCTCAATTAATTGTTGATGGTAAAGCACCTAGAATGTTATTAGAAAAAAGAATCTATTCTTTAGACTTAGCATCAATTGTTGCTGGTACAAAATACCGTGGTCAATTCGAAGAACGTATGAAAGCAATATTAGATGAATTAAAAGCGAATAAAGACGTTATCTTGTTCATTGATGAGTTACATACCATTGTTGGTGCTGGAAACTCCTCAGGCTCTTTAGATGCATCTAATATTTTCAAACCAGCATTGGCTAGGGGTGAAATACAAATCATTGGTGCTACAACACTTGACGAATTTAGAGAGAACGTAGAAAAAGATGGTGCATTGACTAGACGGTTCCAACAAGTATTGGTTGAAGAACCAAGTTTAGAGGAAACTATTACTATGCTTAAAAGTATTAGAGGTAAATATGAAAATCACCATAAGGTTACTTATACTGATGAAGCTATTGAGGAGTGTGTTAAATTATCTGATAGATATATCACTGATAGAGCTATGCCAGATAAAGCTATCGATGTTTTAGATGAAGCTGGCGCTAGTACAAATATTGAAGTTGAGATTCCAGAAAAAATAAAAACATTGGAAGCTAAGAAAGCTGATATTCAAACTAAGAAAATGGATGTTGTTTCAAAACAAAAATATGAAGAAGCCGCTAAGTTAAGAGATGAGGAAAGAAAAATCGATACTGATTTAGCTAAGGCTAAAGAAGAATGGGTTAAAAATCTTGATGAGAAAAGAACTATTGTTGATGTTGATTTAATTTCTGACGTTGTATCTATGATGACTGGTATTCCAGTAAATAAGATTTCAACTCAAGAGAATAAACGATTAATGAATATGGATAAAGAATTGCTTGGTAAAGTAATTGGTCAAGATGATGCAATCGTTAAAGTATCCAAAGCTATCAAACGTAGTCGTTTAGGTATCAAAGATAAAAACAAACCATCATCATTTATATTCTTAGGACCTACTGGTGTTGGTAAAACTCACTTATCTAAAGTATTAGCTGAATATGTATATGGTGATAAGGATGCATTGATTAGAGTGGATATGTCTGAGTTCATGGAGAAACATTCTGTGTCTAGATTGATTGGTCCACCACCAGGATATGTTGGTTATGAAGAAGGTGGACAATTAACTGAGAAAGTTAGAAGAAAACCATATTCAATTATCTTATTAGATGAGATTGAGAAAGGTCATGACGATGTATTTAACCTATTACTTCAAGTATTAGATGAAGGACATTTAACTGATGGTTTAGGTCGTAAAGTTAACTTTAAGAATACAATCATCATTATGACTTCAAACGTAGGTGTTAGAGAGTTAACAAGTTTTGGTAAGAATATTGGATTTGAAACTGATGCTGCAATTGTAAATGAACAAGAGAAAGCTCGTTCAATTATTGAGAAAGCATTAAAGAAGAAATTCAAACCAGAGTTCCTTAACCGTATTGATGAAACTATTATCTTCAACAGTCTTAAACCAGAAGATATTAGTGTGATTATTCATAACGAATTAGATAAATTAAAAGCTAGAGTTAAAGAGATTGGTTTTGATATCAAGATTAATAAATCAGCGGTTGATTATGTTGCTAAACAAGGTTATGATGAAGCATATGGTGCTAGACCACTTACTAGAGCAATTCAAAGATACATTGAAGACCCAGTAACTGATGAAATCCTTAATGGTAACTTTAAAGAAGGAGATACTATTAAAATCACATACGATAAAAAAGAAGATAAAATTATTTTATCTTAAATAACTAAAGCCTGAATTTTTTCAGGCTTTTTTTATATTTATTAAATAAAAAGTTATGCCATACACAAGTAGAGGTAAATGCGTATATAAAAAAGGCAGTAGAAAAAAAGTAGGTTGTACCAAGGGTAGTGTTAAAAGATATTTAGCAGCACTACATGCTAATGTTGTAAATGAAGGTGAAGAACCAGTCGAACCAAATAGAAATGCTATTGAGAAGGGATATGATTCTTTAATAAAGTTTTTAAATAATAAAAAAGTTGAAGCATCAAACGTATACAAAATACTTACTTCTGGTGAAAAATTATCTAAAGACGATAAGAAAGAGTTAGTTAAATTTGCGGTTACTTTAGGTCAAACTGCTATATTTTTATTACCAGGTGGTTCAATACCTATTTTGGCGTATAATATTATTAATAAAAAGATTAAAAAACCAGAAGAAATTATGGAACCAGAAGAAATCAATGAGAATAAATTGGTAGGTGGTAAAGCTGACAACGAAACAATTAAAGATATTGCAAAAAAGTTCAGAGTAACTGTAAAGTATTTAAAACAACAACTTAAAAAAGGTATGAAGGTTGAATCTGAACATACTGACGATAAAGAGAAACAAAAAGAAATTGCATCAGACCATTTAGCTGAATTCCCAAACTATTATGAAGAACTTGAAGGTGTTGAAGAGAAATTAAAAGATTATTGGAAAGAGAGACTTAAAAATAAAGTTAATCAGTCAAAGAAATAGTTCCAATATACTCAAAACTTCCACAAACTCTTTTATTATCCGCATAATGTTGTTTATAAACATTCTCATGTTTAACATCATTCCGTAACTTCTTATGTTTGCTAGTTGGTTTCCATAATGGTGAATTAAGTCTATACGATATTAATCTTGGGTGTGCTGTTCTAGAATAATATCTACATCCATCATCGATATACATTTGAGCAATCATATCTGATAATCTAGGACCAATACCCATTCCTTGGAAATCTGGTAGTATTTTTAACTTTTTTGAGATATTTATTAATAAATAGCAAGATGAAAACTAATAATTTTATTGACCGAGCTAATTTAGCTCATAACTATAAGTATGATTATTCATTAGTTAATTATATTAATAATGAAACTAAAGTTAAAATAATATGTCATGAACATGGTGTGTTTGAACAAGAACCCAGAAAACATATTAATCGAAAACAAACTTGCCCAAAATGTAGTGGCCATAAAATTGATTACCCATTATTTATCAAAAAATCAAGAAAAATACATGGTGACAAGTACGATTATTCAAATGTTATATTTACCAATTCAACAACTAAAGTTAAAATAATATGTCCAGAACACGGTGAATTCATGCAAACACCAAACGCTCATTTATCAGGTAAAGAATGTTTTTTATGTTCTGGAACACCTAAAAAAACGATTAATCAGTTTATTGAACAAGCAAATTTAGTCCATAACTATAAGTATGATTATTCATTAGTTAACTATGTTAATAATAGTACTAAAGTTAAAATAATATGTTCAGAACACGGTGAATTCATGCAGACACCGAATTCACATTTAAATGGTAGTGGGTGTCCTAAGTGTCGTGAATCAAAAGGTGAGAAAAAAATACGTGAATATCTAATTAAAAATAAAATTAATTTTATCCCACAACATAGATTTACAGAATGTAGAAATATTTTACCACTACCATTTGACTTTTATTTACCAGATTACAATCTATGTATTGAGTTTAATGGTAGACAACATTACTTACCAGTCAAGGTCTTTGGTGGAGACATAGGATTTAATAAAACAATTACTAATGATAAAATAAAAAGAAAATATTGTACTGATAACCGAATTAATTTGTTAATAATAAAGTATGATGAAATTATTATTGAGAAATTAAATAATTTACTTTAAACCGATATATTCATGTGAAAAACAAACTCTTTTATTATCAACATAATGATGTTTATAAACATTTTCATGTTTAACATCATTACGTAATTTTTTATTTTTACTAGTTGGTTTCCATAAATCAGAATTATCTCTATAGGCACCAAGTCTTGGGTGAGCTGTTCTAGAGTAATACCTACAACCATCATCAATATACATTTGAGCAATTAAATTTGACATTGCAACTCCCAACCCTAAACCTTGGAACTCGGGTAATATGACTGTTCTATGGCCTCTCCATGCATTTTTAATATAACCACTAGGCATTGATAATGTTGCATTGAATCCAATCACTTGACCATCCCATACTGCGATATAACATCTAGCAGCTTTATTTATTTTCTCATCTAAATAGTGATGCTCTTTAAACATGTCCCAACCGCCATAGTTTGTGCGATATAACTCAATTTTGATTTCTGGTCGGACAAAAAAAAACCATCCAATAGTTCCCCAGTGTCTGTATTAATAACCCAATCAGGTTCCAACCAATCGACTATATCCATGTGACATGTTGATATCACAATGTTTTCAAAGTCATTGGTTTTTATATATCGAGATAAGGCCATTGAGGCCGCTTTAGCGACATTTCTATCCACTACTGAGGTATATTCATCTATAACAGCATTTGAAGCTATCTTACGAGCTAAATCAGCTCTGAATTTTTCTCCGTTGGATAATACGTTATATGGTTTATACCATGATGGTATAGTATTGAATCCTACAGAACTTAATCTAGTGATTCCTTCTTCAGGTGTCGCAAAATGCGATAGGATTGATTTATTGGAATCCCATGTAGGTTGTTCCTCAATTCCAAAATGTTTAAGTAAGGTTGATTTCCCAGAACCACTTGAACCTACAATAACACCTATCTTAAATTTCTTAGGTAATGTAGTTGGTAATTCCCATGGGTGGAATTTTGATGTACCATCAAAGATACAATCAAATGCTGTTTCACTTGCTGTAATAAATTCATCACGTTCAACAACTGAAGTCAAAGGAGTTTCACTTCTTTTTAATTTTTCTAAAACTTTCATATTACTACATAAAAAAAGAGCCAGTAACGTATTTTTACGCTACCAGCTTCTAGTTATTTAGCAAGGTAATTATTTACCTTTAGTTAATTTACCGATTACAGCTTCTAATTTAGCTACTTTACTTTCTAACAAAGTTGCTTTTTTCTCTTCGCTCTCAGCAATCCACTGATTTTTTTTCTCAGCTACAGCTTCATTAACGATGTTCTCGATTAAGTTAACCAATTCGTTTTCAGAAATTCTAACAATTTTTTTTGACATGTCCTTATATTTTTTAAAAAATCTTATATTATAATAATAAATATATGATAATTTAAAAAAGGACTAGTTGGGTGATAAAATAATTTATTTTACTACCTCTTTAACTGCAAATAATTCTAATAACATATCAACATTCATTTGTTTAATAAATGCAAAATGTTTAATAGCTTCCATTATATTTTCAGATTTAACTTTATAAATAACTTCACCATCTCTACCGAACATACCGTATTCTCTCATAATATATAGTTTTATAAAAATAAATATATTGTTTATTTATTTTATGCAAATATAGTAATAAAAGCAAAAAAAGCACAGAGTTAACTGTGCTTTTTCTTATAAAAATCTATTATAAAAATCTTCATCCATATACTCTTGTAATCTTTTTCTAATGAACCATAATAAACCACTAGCGTTCTTATTTCTATCAATCATATCTATCATGACTTTATTTGGGTCCTCACCATCAGTCATTCTATATTTGGCTTCTTCAAAGCAATCAATTCTATCAATATTTAATAGCTCATCCATGATGATACTATATGTTTCCCATCTTAATTTTGTTTCAGCATCAACGTTAGCCATTGTTGATGTAATAAAATTATTATACTCCTTATCCAGATTATTAAACTTTCCAGTCCCAGCCTTGATTGTAATATTAAAATCTTTCATCATTAATTAATTTATTATTGTTATTTATTGATAAATATCTTTAAATTCTGTATTCGACTCAAAAACTTTAATATTTTTTTAAATAAAAAAACCCCATAAAATGGGGTTTTCAGTGTGTTTTCATTTAAAATTCATAATTTTATAATACAACCTCTCTAACTCTGGTGTTTTAGTTTTTAAATCACTTAAAACTTCTAAACAAACATCGTTTGGGTCCACATCTTCGGTTAATTTATATTGTAATTCTTTAACCTTCAACATATCCTTTAAGTTATTTTTTAACTCAATAATTACTTGGTTGTAAGTGGCCCATTTCTTTTTATCATTGATTGAACCTAAATATAAATGTTCAGTGACAGTATCTTCATATTCATGCTCAAGATATGTATTGAAATCTCCATACACACCTCTCAACGCACTTCTTATGTTTTCTTTATTAATCACTAATCATTCTTTACATATAAATATCTATTAATTGTTAGATGACCTAACTTCTTCAATAATATTTTTAATGTCTGACTTAGCTTTAACACCAGTAAATTTATTTACCACTTCACCGTTTTTAACGAACACAACATTAGGGATGCTACGAACACCAAACTTAGTAGCAATTGCTGGTTGAACATCAACATTAACCTTGATAATTTTGATGCTATTATCATTAGCATATTCTTCAGTTAATTCATCAATAATTGGAATTAAGCTTCGGCAAGGTCCACACCATTCAGCGTAGAAATCTAATACTGTGATTTGTGCATCTAACAAACCTTCTGGAATTTCATTTTCACTCATAATTTTACTTTTTAACTTTTTTCTTATACTTATAATTATAATAATTTTTTTTTTAATATAAATAACTTAAATGCATTATTTTTCAAACATCGAGAAGGACACTCAAAATACGCCAGTAGTTGATGAGTGGGATGATTTTGGAGACCTTATTGATTTCGGGTTTTAAAGATTAACATATTAATATGGGGGTTGAGATGACCCCATATTAATATGGGTTTTAAGTGCGTTCCTCATATATTTTAAGAAACCAAATAAACACTATACTTACTGTACAATTAAATGTAAAATCTGGAGTGTTTATACTTCTATACGTTAAGTATAATAACGATATTATTGCTGCGTTTAATATTATCTTTACCATTCTTTAATTTGTTTAAATACTAATTCATTAAATGCTCTATAATTACTATTACCGACACTTAAATATTGTTCTTGGACATATATCTTAATTAATTTAAGTTTAGCATCATATAAGACAATATCTATCGGTCTAGCCGAGCCATTTAATTGGGTACTACCAGTTGTTGCTGTTGGTGATTCTATTATGGTTAGATTATGTGCTGTGACATTTAAACCTAAAGAGTTTAACGTATCTTCATTTAATACAAATTTACCTACATTTGGTACTATTTTAGGGAAATAAAATGACCATGTAGTAGTATCTTTTATGATAGTTTCAAATGGGATTATAGAACCACCATATCTTAATGAACTTCTAGATTTAATTGAATCAAAATGATTATAAACTATCTTACTACCATCTTCTAAACAATCCATATACATTTTACCACTAACCAAAACAAATTCACCATCTAACTTTAAACTATCAAGTTGTTGAGTTGCTGGGGGTGTAACTGGAGTTATTACTTCTTTCTTACACGAGATTAGAGTTATAAGTAATAACCCATAAATTATTTTTTTCATAATATACTTTTTTACAAAAATATAAAAATATTATTAATAAACAACTAATCCCATTTATTTTTTATCATTTTAACTTTGAAATGAGGTTTGAATTTGTATCTAGGTATTACATAACCCTTAGTATTACTGTTAGCATCACCAGAAAACTCTTTTACTTCAAAACTATTATTATTTATTAGTTTTTTAAGTTTACTAGTTTTAATAAACCATGCTTCATGTAAATAAGGGTAATAATTTACGTAATAATCAGCCTCAGTTACATTAATACCAGAATCTTTACCTCTACATTCAAACTCAACAAATAAATTGTTAGTATCCGAATGCGGTAAACAATATACATCAGTTTTAACTTCAAAGGTGGTTGCTTTAACTAACGAACCACCTTTATCAACTGGTAAGGCCATTTCTAAATCATATCGATAATCTTTATTATCTGAAATGAATTTATAACCGTTTAATTCTAAGAACTCTCTAATAATTAGTTCACCTTTTTCACCTTGAGTAATATCTTCTACAAAATTATATTCAGCCATATTAATAATATTTTACAATACCCATAACCTCATCATACTCAACGTTAACTGGTAGATTGGCATAGTTATATCTTTCATTTAATACTGATGCATTAATGAATTCTATTTCGTTAACTCTAAGTGTACCATATCCTTGATGAATATGACCAAATACACTTACTTTTGGTTTTACTTGCATAACTCGTTCAAGTAATTCTTCACAACCAGCATTATAAACACTTTGAGCCACATAATCTAATATACCATTTGGTGGTCCATGAGTTATTAAGATATCAGTATCCTCTGGAATTGCTTGCCATTTAGACATCAAACCTGGTCCACGTCTAGGTAAATTAAATGCCCAGCTATAAAATTCTGGTTGCCATGGGGAACCATAAATCTTAACACCATCGATAACAACTTCGCTATCTTGTAAGTAAGTTATATTAGGATACTCATCAACTATTCTTTTAAATAGATTTGGATTATCCTCAGCTAATCTATCATGGTTACCACCAATAAAGATTTTATGTTCATAGTTATTTAACTTACTGAACCATTGACAGAAATTAAGTACTTCTGTCTCATAATAACCGCTGGTCATAATATCACCAGCATGAATTAAGATATCACCACCAATTAAATCATTTGTTAATAACCCATGTTTTTGGTGTGTATCTGAAATAAATGTAATTTTTTTCATTATTTATAGTTAATTAATCCCAAAAACGTTCTATATTCTCATCTAATAATTTAAATAATAATTTACGACTACGTTTTTGGTTCTCATGCGCAATTTCCATTGCGTATATCTTCTTATTCTCACTCTCGTCTTCACTTCTCCTGAATAGATTTAATTCACCACTAACAGCTTTTTTATATTGTCTAGGATATCTTTCAAAATACTCATCAAATCTTTCAGAGATTAAGTTTATTTCTAATCTCTTAGAATCTTTATATTTCTCTGGAATACTATCTTCATCAGTAACATCTAAAAAGTTAAATTCAGATTCATGGTATTCCATATATTCCATATCATATAAATCTTCTTGTTGGATAGTAATTAATCTAGAAATTAACATCATTAACTCAGCATCTCTTTGTGCTCTAGTGTATCTATTTTTTTGACTGATATAAACTGCTTGATTCTCTAATTTAACCCTAAGAACTTCATAGATATAAAAATGGTCATAATCACGGTCTTTCCATATTGTTGGGAACCATTTTATTAAATTTTTTACACCATATATTACATCTCTATGCAAATGCTTTGCATCATACTTAATCCATCTGATAAATTTATCAAATGTTGTTTCTACGTATTCTTCACTCATATTATTGAATTAAATCATCTATTATTATACCATTCTCATACATTAACTCGCTTATTTGTTGAAACACCAAATAAACACCATCATGAATGTCTGAATCAGCTTCTTGAGCCTCAGCAATCGATTCACATCTTCTCTTTAGATTAGTTTGTAACTCAAATAAAACTACTGCCATATCCAATGATTTAACAGCTCTCATGTGGGCCATTCTATCATCTGGGTTGTCTAAATCAAACTCTAATGTTGCTTTCATATCATATATATTTTAATTAAACACAAATATAGTCAATTTTTACATAAAATGAAATATTTATAATAAAAAACTTTTATGAAACAGTTTATCAAGGAAAGCTTAAGGTTGCAATTAGAAAACTTACTATACGAGGTTAGAGAAGATTTTAAAGAATTATTTTTTAAAATTAGAACTAAAATTACTAGAATACATTCTGATGAAGAATTAGATAAATTATCTAATGACGCTAAACTATTGTCTCAAAAAAACCCAAATAAAATTGGTTCTATTAATGATGGTACTAAATATTATAAATTTAAATTTACTATTTTACCAACTGGTAAAGGGTGTAAAATTGAATCTATAGGTACTAGCGGTATTGATGATAGAGAACTAGGTATAAGTCAAGATGGAAAGATATTAACGCTGCAAGCTAGAGCATATTCTGACCAAGTTAACCCTGAAGATAGTAGTAAAACGATATATACTCCAATAGTTGTAGCTAAAATTAAAATATTAGCAGATGATGAATCTATTAAAATTATCAAAAGATTCATTAAGGGTGGTGATAGTTATACTGCTGATGACCAATTATCAGCAAACGCAAAAGCTTCTACTGAAAAAACAGCACCTGAAGATATGTATAGATTTAAAAAACTTGGTAGAAGAAATGCTCGTAAAGGTGTTTTAAGTATTAATGAACCTGATGCGACTGAAAGTAATGAATATAAAGAAGCTGTACGTAAATATCAAAACTTATTACCATTATATAAAGAAAAAACTAAAAAGGGTGAAGATGTTGAACCATTAAAAACTAGATTAGATGACTTAAAAGCTATAATAGATAAAATTAACCCTAATTATGGAAAATAACATTAAACAATTATTAAGAGAACAAATTGAAATGATGCCTAAAAGGGTTATTATTGAAAAGTTTCTTGATTTCGTAAAAGATAATCTAGGGTTAACTAGACCATTTAAATTAACACTAACTACAAATAAAGAAGGTATCAGAACTACAGCGGTATATAATCATGTAGAGAATACTGTTGCTATCTATATTAAGAATCGAGCATTGGTTGATATATTAAGGTCAATTGCTCATGAATTAGTTCATCACCTACAAAATCAACGTGGTGAATTAGATGGTATGAAAAATGAAGGAAGCGATGGCTCACCTTGGGAAAATGAAGCCAACGCTAAAGCTGGTGAATTGATTCGTATATTTGGTAGACAGAATCCAGAAATATACACTGCTTAATTATTTCCTTCCAAAATCAGCTGGTATTTCACCCCATTCTTTTGTTAACCATTTATTAATGGTTACATCCTTATTTTTAAGGTACTCACAAGCCTTATCCATTCTTTCTGATACATCACCATTAAATGTTGATTTATGTTGCTTATTTCGCACCCATGCGATTGCTGTAACACTATCAGAATATACTGGCATATCCTTTAACTTATTTTTCCTAATGTAATGTACTGCGTGTACCGCAGCTAAGAACTCAGCAACATTATTTGTACCCATACCTAAATGTTCTTCAAATATTATTTCACCTGATTCTAAATTAACTCCACGATAGAAACATGGACCTGGATTACCCTCAGTTCCACCATCAACGCATATTCCTCTTTTTGGTCTTTCACTCATATTTTTATTTATTAAAATGGGTTATTAGTCACTTGTTCATTATATAGTTCTTCTTCCGACATACCAAGTACTTTAACATTGAACTCGTTAATGTATTTTCTTACCATCTCATCTAAACCAACTGGTGCACTACAATTATCGTAACCTCTAAATTGACCATAAACTAATCCTTTATCACCCCAGTCTTTTCTAACTTCTAAAGTATAACCATCAATATGGTAAATAGCACATGTATGTGATTCTACTCTATTAACATAAGTTGCGACACAATGTTTATTCTTTTTACCTTCAATACACATCTCCTTAGTTGTAGTTAATATAGTGAAATTAGCAAATTCAGAAAACTTACGGAATATTGGATGGATAACCATTTCTCTATCAGCATCCATATAAGTAATATCAGTAATTTCTTCTGACCATAAATCATGCATTTCCTTTAGACGTTTTAACTTCCATTTACAGTTTACCTTTTTATTTAAAACTCTAGCCATTTTAACAGTATCTGTAAATAACATAGTATTATCTTTAATAAGGCTGATATCAAAAGATGTTATATTCTCAAGGTATTCTAAATTCTTTTTAAAATGATTTATAAACATTTGAACATCATGGTTGTATGTTTCTCCATTCACTTCATGGATTGCACTACCAACTGGGTACGGTACGTTATACGTATGTAAGATTGCTTTCTTATATGAATACAATTTCTTACTAACTATGGTATTGAATGCTATACTAGTTAATATATCTTTCTCTACTACATACCTTAACCATGTGAATTTTTCTCGCAAATAATCAATCACATGTGAAGAATACATACCAAAAGCTGAACGTAAATTAAATAATGTTAATGGTTTAACACCACGATTAAATATTAAATAAAATTTACCATTCTTATAGCTGATATTAGCCATTCTACGCTCACTATTGTAGATTCTATTGGTTTTAGATATACCAAACGTTTTTTTAAATAATACAATATTAAATGTTTCTCCTTCGGTAAATAAAACTACCTTCATATATGAATACATATCTTTAGCGTTATTCATGTATATTACTCTAGCGTTATAAGGATTATTACGATATACCTCAAATAATCGTTCAACAGCTGAAGATTTTTCTTCAAATAATACTTTGTAATCAAAATTTTCTTTATCCATAATTTTTTGTTTTTTGCAAATATAAGTATAAAATTGGTTTATGCAAACTAATTTAATATATTTGTGAAAAAAAAAGTATGAAAAGAATAAGAAATTGGTTTATAGAATGGGTTAAGAGACATATTGTTGATACTTTACCTGATGATGATTATTATGAATTTTCTAATAGATATAGATAACTAACTGTTGCGTTTTATCTATAAAGTGACTATATTTGTAAAAATAATATAAAATATGAGATATAATGAAATAAAACCGCCACAAGCGTTAAGTAACCTTACCGACACTATAAAGATATTCCTAGCTGGTAGTATTGAGATGGGTGTAGCTGAAGATTGGCAAACAAAAGTTAGTTTAGAGTTGGAACAAAGAATCCATGGTCATGTATCTATTACTATTATTAATCCTAGACGTGAAGAATGGGATAATAGTTGGACACAATCGATTGAATCACCACAGTTCTACCAACAAGTGAACTGGGAATTAAATGGGTTAGATAAAGCTGATTATATTCTGATGTATTTCTCTCCAGAAACTAAGTCACCAATATCATTATTGGAATTAGGATTATATGCTGCATCTGGTAAACTAATTGTATGTTGTCCTGAAGGATTCTGGAGAAAAGGTAATGTTGATATTGTATGTGAGAAATATGGAATACAAACAGTTGATACATTAGATGAATTAATTAATGTAATTGTTAATAAAATAAATAGATAAAAATGAAGTATATTGGAATTAGTTTACTAACTTTGGTGTTATTATCATGTACTAGTAAATTTAGATATGAAAAAGGTGATATAACAAAATATAAGTTATATGATAATAGAGTATTAATTTTGGATACATTTACAAAAGATAATCAACCTTGCTATAAAATAGAAGCAACTGATTGTGATAGATGTATTGAAGCAACAGATTTAGAATTAGAATAATATGGAAACACATTTTAACGTAGAGTCTATAGAGTATATTAAATTATACCCTAGTGAATTAGATGATTATTACTTATGGTTTGATGAAGAAATCAAACATATTAAAAAATTCTTTGGTTTAATCAAACGAACTGAAGTATTACCAGCTGGATGGTATAAAGTATATTATAATGGTGATAGAGCAATATTAAGTTATTCTAAGGATAAATTAACATCACCACATGTGAATTACATTGTTAAAGGTAATAACTTATATAGTAAAGCACGAATAGTTATCACATTAAAGAGTGGTAGCGAGGTTTATAATAAATTTGATACTGATGAAGAATGTATTAATTATGTTGAAGAGTTAAAAAAGAAGTGTAAAAATAAATTTGAAATTATTAGATATGAATGATAAACTTACATGGGTTTGGGTAATTACCGATAATGAAGATGGTAACGTATTATATGTTACCAATACTAGAGAGAGTGCTGATAAATTAATCTTAGAGGATTATTACTCTATTAAAGTAGGTGAAACTGAACACGAATCAAATGGTGATAAGTATTTAGGGTTTACTACTATTGAGTATTCTCATTTTGAAGATGATTTATATGGTTATTATACATTTGAATCTAATTATGATACTAGACCTGATAGCCAGCTAAAAATACAGAGATATAATTTATTTAGTAAATACATAGACTATGGAGAAAAATGAATATTATGAATTGGTTAGAATCAATGATGGTTTAACTAATAAGTCTACAGATGTAACGTGGATTGAATTTGATGAAAATGGTCGAGGTAATAAAAGACATGATGAACCAGAAATAGGTTACTCGTTAGTTATGTCACCATTTAACGTGTTTTTTACGTGGCAAACTACTGTTGTTACTGAAATCATTACTAATGAAGATGGTTTCGTACACTTTAAGACTCAGAATAGTGAGTACAAATTATATAAAAAAATTAAAGAAGATGAACAAGCATAGAATAAATATGGGTAAAGATTCACCAATTAAAAAAAATAATGGACCAACATTATCGGAATATACCGACTTTGCTAAAAAATACTATGGTAGTTTAGATACAGTGTTTAATACTGAACCTGATGAGGTCAAATATGGCTCTATCTGCTCTTGTAATCCAATGAATGGTGGTTCTGGTATATGTGGTTGTATTAATGGTAATAAGATGGTGCCAAACCCTAAAAAGAATGTTAGAGTAACTGAAACTATTACTGGTAATAATACAATATTTACAAATCTTGTTAACAATATAAATCAATATGATGAATTGTTTAAGTTATTTGATTTCTTACAAGAGGAAGTAAAAAATAAAAGATTGTTAGCTGAAAAATCTAACGACCCTAACTATTACTATGGAATGATTTCCGCTTACTTGGATATACAAAGTAAAATATTAAAAACAATTAATAAAAAATAGTTATGTCAGTTGTTAGATTTATAGCAGACTTACATCTTGGTCATGTTAATATGGCAATTAAACGAGGGTTTAATACTGTTGAAGACCATGATAACCATATTATACAATGTTGGAATAGTGTGGTAAATAAACGTGATTTAACATGGATATTAGGTGATGTAACTATGGAATCTAGTAAACCATACCAATTACTTAGTCACTTAAATGGTATGAAGAAAGTTGTATTAGGTAACCATGATAGACCATCAGATATTCCAGAACTAATGAAATATGTTCAAAATGTAGCTGGTATGGTTAATTATAAAGGTATCTGGTTAACACATTGTCCAGTACATGAAGTTGAATTAGAATATAGGGTACCTAGAAATATACATGGTCATATCCATGAACATAAAGTAATGGATACTACGTGGATAGATGATATTATATTTGAAGTACCTCATGATAAATATCATTGTGTATCTTGTGAACAAGTAAATTATACTCCAGTTACATTAGCTGAACTAGGAATAGAAAGATAATAAAAAAGCCCTCATTGAGGGCTTTAATTATTTAATATCATTTGATTCGATAAGTGTGTAAGTAAATGAATTACCATGAATTTTTGCTGCTTTTTTTACAATCTTCATAAATTCATCAAAGTCTTTTACTCTTTTGAATACTTGACATCCTTCCGACCAGTTTTCAACCCATGTTGAATCTTGTCCAGCTTTATGGATATTGATACCAAAAACACCTTCTTCAATTTTTGTTTCATCAAATACTAAATCTTTATTAGCATCACGATAAACCTTAACTGGTTTAGCTTGTTTTAATGCTTCATATTTACCTTGGTGAAGACCTAATGTATGTGAACCTCTATATTGACCTTCGACTAATCTAGCCACACCATTAGCATTATGATATTCCATAACACCTTTTTTACCAGGTTCAGTTGTATTCATCCATTCTTTAAAAACCCAGTTACCAGTTTCATCTTTATATGATATTGTAATCATATCATCAAATACATTAGTAACTTTATTACCAGTAGATGAATTTCTAACACCAACAATGTTAACATCGTAAGTTTTGTTTGCATCGTCATTAAACCATACATAACCTTTAGCTTTTACAGCCGCTTCAATTTGTTCTTTTGTATACATAAAATTTATTTTTTTAACCATGAGTAATATCTTTTGGTCAATGAACTTCTATCATCTAAACCATTAGTACCCCCATTTATTTTTTTAGTTATTGCTAATATTGCCGCATCATTAACTCCTTTATCAGCGATATCCCATAATTTATTCTTATCAAAGAAGAATATTGCGGACTCAAATGAAAAGTCAGTTGCTACCAAATCTGGATTAGTTAAAATCTCTGGTTTACCCAAATGTTCTGAGAAAGCTTTATAATTTCCTTTTCCAGTAGTTTGTAACGCACCTCTTCCACGAAATAACCAACCTTCTTGAGATGCTTCGTTACCATTACCCATTCTATCAGCATAAACTTTTGATGCGATTTTAATTGGTTGTCTAGCATATTGCTCAGCAGTTGTTGCGTTAAAATACTTATCAAAAGTATTTAATAAACCTTTAGCACCGTAATTAAGGTTTTCACTGAACGCTGCGTAACCACCAGTTTCGTGCGCTGTTTGACCAAAAAAATGTGCTGCTCTTTCTGGTGTCATTTTAAAATAAGCCATAGCCTTTTTTAAAGTATCTGGTCCGAATGAACCATCAGGTGTTGCACCAATCTTTTCTTGTAATTTAATTAAACTCATTTTACTTGTTGTTTAAAAATATTTTTTTTTATTAATTATTATACTAATAAATAGTTTTTAATTTAAATATATACTATATTTGTAAAAAAGAATTTAAATATGAAAGTGATTATTGCTGGTAGTAGAGGATTCAACGATTATGAAGTCCTATGTAAATTCTGTGATTACGTAATTGGTGAGCCAGAGGAAGAAGTAGAAATTGTTAGTGGAACTGCAAGAGGTGCTGATAAATTAGGTGAAAGATATGCTAATGATAGGGGTTATAAAATTAAAGAGTTTCCAGCTAACTGGGATGAACATGGTAAGGCCGCTGGTTATATTAGAAATGGTCAAATGGCTGATTATGCTGATTTACTTATAGCGTTTCATGATGGTGAATCAAAAGGTACGCAACATATGATTGATTTAGCGAATAAAAAAGAAATAAACGTTGCAGTTTATAAATATTAAAAAGTATGAATAAGATTTATTTAGATGATGTGAGAACACCAGTCGCTAATGATTGGATTATAGTTAGAAACTATGATGAGTTCGTAAAAAAAGTTTTAGAATTGGGTTTATCCAATATTAATTTAATTTCATTGGACCACGATTTAGGTGATACAGCTATGACTGAGTATTTTAGAAATGTTTCACCAAACTATGAATTGAATTATGATAATATTACTGAAAAGACTGGATTAGACTGCGTCAAATGGATTATCAATCACTTCTACGATACAAACCCTAAGAGAGTAAATATGAATCGCTTAGATAAGAAGAATTACCCTATAAAGTTCCCAGAAGTGGTGGTGCATTCTGCTAACCCAATTGGTTCTGGAAATATGATGGGTTATATTAATAATTTCTTAATGAATGAGGCTCAACCTCAAACATGTATAAGAGTAAACATTGAACATACAGTATAATTATGGAAGTTAAAGTTAGTTACGTATCTAAATTACCTTTATTAGGTGATTCACCAAAAGTTACAATATACGATGATGCAAATAAAGAATATGTAGTTCAATTTATAGATTCATTTGGTAGGGTTGTTAATAGTGGTACTTATAAACAAAATGATTTAATATTTGGTGGTAGACAATGGTTTAATGATTGGGTTATTATTGTTCGTGATACAGAAGATAATGTTTTATTTACTGATAAATTTGATGCAAAAGGTAAAACTGTTTTTATTAAAATAGATGCATATGCATTAGGCGATACTATTGCTTGGATACCATTTGTTGAAGAGTTTAGATTAAAACATGAATGCAATGTTATTTGTTCTACATTCCATAACAAAATATTAGTAGATGCTTATCCTAATATTTTATTTGCTGAACCAAATACACAAATTGATAACATATATGCGCAATATTATATCGGTGCTAAAAACGATGGTAATATTAAATACTCACCGATTATAAGTGATGAAAATCCATTACAAAAAACTGCATCAGAAATATTAGGTATTGTCTATAAAGAAATTAGACCAGATTTAACTCCAGTTATTAAACATGAACCTAAACCTAATAGAACAAAAAAATATGTATGTATTTCTGAATATGGAAGTACTGATAAAAAAATGTGGAAAGAAGGGTTAGATGGTTGGCAAATTATTGTAGATTATTTAAACGATAATGGGTTTGACGTATTGGTTATATCCAAAGAGGAAACTAAATTACAAAATGTAGTTAATCTAACTGGTGACGTTTCTTTAATTGGTAGAATGGTTGATTTATATTATTGTGAGTTCTTTATTGGTGTATCATCTGGATTAGCATGGTTGGCATGGGCTTTAGGTAAACATGTAGTTATGATTAGTGATGTAACACCTAGTGACCATGAGTTCTATACTGATTGTACTAGGATTAATGCTAACTACTTAACTAAAGTAGATTATAATGAGGAATTGTACACAACAATTCCAGAAGTAATAAAAGATTTAAAATATTTGATACATGGAAGGTAAATTAGAAAAAACTGAACAAGGGTGGATTATTAATCACGATGGACATTATATCGATGTTGACACAAGAGATTATAAATACCTAAATGATATGTGGATTGGTGATACTGTTGAATTTACAGTGATAAATATTACTGATGGTACAAATGAATTTGATATTACTGATAAAGATGTTGCTAAAATAACATTTGAGTCTAACTTTTTTCAGAATGAATTACGTAATAACTTTGTAGTTACTTCTGAATATAGAAATAAAAATACTGATTATAATCGTATTATTAATGAATTATCTGAGGGTATGACTCCAGAATTTAAAAAATGGTTAGGTCTGGTTATCATTAAGTTAAGGAATAAAAACTATAAAATTGTAAAAAATAATTAAAAATAGTTGCACAATTAAAATATAATAACTAAATTTGTAAAACAATGAGAGAAGAATATTTGGAAGAGGAACATAATTTATTCATTGAGTCTGATGATTTTATTAAAATGTTAAAAGAATTAGAAGAATCTGAAAAAAATGTTTAAAAAAAGTTGCATAATTAAAATATAATAACTAGATTTGTAAAAAATTAAATTAATAAGTAAATTTATAAGTATGAAGAAACATTCGTTATCGACTAAAGGTTTATCCTTGTCACAAGCACAATCAATTTCAAATTTGTGTAATCAAAGAGCAACTGATATTGCTGCTGAGTTAAATGGTATCAACAACGTTGAGAAACAACTTAAAATAGGTGAGCAAACTTATATTGAGACTGTTGGTAAACCAGTACCTAGTAATTTAACTGAATTGCTTTTGGAGAAAGCTAAGTTGCATGCAACTCAAGCGTTCTTGATGGAAAATATCAAAGCAAAAGATATTTTAATCAGAGAAGCTCGTTACAGAGGTATTGACGTTGACGTAGTTGCTCCAGCTAGACCTAAATTGGAACATTTCGAACCAATCGATGAGGTTGGTGAAGATTTTGGTTGGTCTCAATTGACTTCAAACGAAATCAATGAGTACACTGAAGCTGAAGCTTATGCTGCTCACATCGGTCAATTCATTCATAAGAATGGTCCATTGGATAATCTTAGAAAAGAATTACCATCAATCAAAACTTTAGAGTGGATTGAAGTTGAGCAAGGTAAGAAAACACCTTTAACGGTAACAGTTCATCATACTAATGAACAATTGCTAACTATTCATAATGAATTGGCTGCAAAACACCGTCAGTATGAACAGCGAGTGAATTACTTCAAAGCTAAGGTTAAGGATTTAACTACTGCTGAGAATGCTCGTATCGCTAGACATAATTCAGATGGTTTTGCTAAAGTTAACGCAACTAACGAAGTGTTAAACAACCAATACCATAAAGAATACACAGCATACCAAGCTGAATTAAGTAAGTTGAGTCAAGACCTTGAGTTACAACGTCAAACTGAAATTGGTGAAATTGCTTCACTAAGAATCAATATTGACTCAAGATTTCAAGATGTGATTGATACTTATTTAGCTCAATTGAATTAATAAGGTTAATGGTGGTTAAACACAAGTTGATACCACCATTATTTAAACTTGATAGAGTAGGATTAACTTCTATATATTATATATGTTTGATATACATGACTAATTTGACTGCCACAAGCGGTCTAATTAAAATATAAAAGCCGATTCCGAAAGGAGTCTACCATAATCCGCTCTTTCTACAAATTTATAAAAACTGAGCTTGTCTCTAATGGCTACACAAGTTAACCTAATAGGTACAATTGGGTAGCAAAACAAGACTTAGATTTTGATTTTGCCTTTGAGTAGAGGGAGGTCTTTGGTTTTAGTTTTATTTTTAACTTTAGCTATGTCCCTTCTTTATCAAGTTACTTATTTATTATTGGTTAATGGAAAAAGCGTAAATAGTCAGACGTGGAGAGACGTGTCGCAAGGGTACACAGCTAAGGATAGAAGTCGCATTACTTCCAACTCTCTAATGGTGTGTGAAGCATTTGTGTAAAAAGCAAACCCCAGATTCCTGATAAAGACTATTACCATTAATCTTCTTCTTTGCAAAGAAGAAGGAATGACATGTAGCTCAGTTGGTAGAGCACTACTATTTTAATGTAGGGGTCAGTAGTTCGAATCTACTCATGTTATCAAAGGTGGGAGTAATTAACCCAACCCTAACAAGAATATCAATCATATAGCTTAAAGAGATTTGGTACCACTAATTTCTGATGATAATTCTTGATTCTCTGCTTATGGTGTAAATTGGTTTGCACATCGGCTGGTGCCGAAGGGCTGGGGGTTCGAGTCCCTTGGGTAGAGCAATGAGTAAGGGGTACTCAGTAGTCTTTGACCTAAGACTTATTTAACAATAGGTTAGTGTAACTGCATACAACTGAGGTTGCAGTCTTTGGAATAATGGCCTATAACACGGTTACCAAAGTAGTTTGACTTTTTTCATAGGGGATGCCCAGCAGGTTTTTTGAATTAGGAAGAAACCGATGTAACTACTCACCAGTAATCTCAAGGTGGGGAAACTTGGCCTCATAGCTTAATCGTATAAAGCAACGCACTTCTAATGCGTAGAGTGAAGGTTAGAATCCTTCTGAGGTCACTTTTTTTTAATTTAATCTTTAAAAAATTTGTTTATTGATTATATTATACATATATTTGTACTATGTTTAACTTAAATAATAAAAATATGACAACAATTACACCAGAAGAAATTCAAACATCACCGATTAACAATTCAATTAATAACATGGATATGGTCGTATGGTGGACTAAAAACGGAGACGGAAATTTTAATTGGGTATTATACCATCAAATTATTCAAGCCAAAAGATTCTTAATTGAGAATCACTCCGATATGGAAAAATAAATTATATGAAAAAAATTGTATTAATATTAGGGTTAATAAGTATAAGTCTTACAAACACTAATAATAAAACTGGTAAGGCAACTTACTACGACACTACAAATCATAAGAAAGTACACAGAACAGTACCCACAGCAGCGTACTGTCACGCAAAGTACAGAAATATGAGAATGGTAATAACCAATTTAAAAAATAAAGTTACTGACACAGTTACAATTACTGATAGACACTCAATGGGTAGTAATCATGTTGACTTGAGTCATTTAGCTTTTGATAGATTAACTCAATTGGATAGTATTACCGATAAAAATAAGAGAGATAGAAAACGTAAAACAATCGGTGCTATTGTAGTATCATTTAAAATAATAAAATAATGGGAACAAATTATTATAGAATACCAACTGAAGCTGAAATATTAGCTAAAAAACAGAAGTTAATAGATGATATTAACAACTTGGATTTATCCGCTTCTAGTGTTGAAGATGGTTTTAGAGTTGAAGTAGAAGATTCTTGGGAAAGAACGTCTTGTTGGGATGATTTCATTGAAGGTACAAGCATTCACTTAGGTAAACGAAGTAGTGGTTGGAAATTCTGTTGGAACTTTCATAAAGATAAATACTATTCCACTAAAGAAGAGTTATTAGCTTTTATTAGAAGTGGTAGAATAGTTGATGAATACGGAAGTGAAGAGAATGTTGAAGAGTTTATTGAAATGGCTCTTAACTGGGGTGAACCTGATGGCTTAGTATTTGATGAAGAATATGAAAATAATAAATCTAGTTCGTCATATTTCCATGGCCCAAAATATTGGGATACGGTTGTTGATGGATTACGAGTATCGTCATCGACAGAATTTAGTTAATGAAATCAATTAGACAAATATTTAAATATAACCCTCAATTAATGGATGAACCAGAAGTCGAGGAGTTAATGGATTATTGTAGAGAACTAGAAGGTCAAGTTATGGAATATAGCTTGGCCTCTAACTATAATAAAGAAATTAATGTTACAGATATTGTCAGAGACATTCATATAAGTTGTGTTGAGATAATCAAACAAGATGATGATAGATTTAATGATGAAGAAATCGACTATAAACAAGCTATAATCAATTTAGATAAGTATATAGTAAAACTATGTGAGGAATATAAGATAATACTCTAATTAATAATATTTATTAATAAATATTAATTATGAAAACGTTACTAACATTTATATCGTTGTTATTATGTGTATATGGTTATTCACTAACAACATTGGTAAGTCAACACTTCTCTAGTGTTGCACCAACTGGATGGAGCTCAACATCAAGTGTATGGGTATTAAATAGAAATGAATCAGCAACTGGTAATTACAGAAATGTATATGATGCTACAACATATTCATCTAGATTTTCATCTGCTGCTGACGGTAATTCAATTTATCTTTATATTCCAATTAACTTTAAAAAAGATAGTGTATATACTATTACATTTTATACTAAACGAGCATGTTCAGTTGTAATTAATACTAATGAACTTCCCAATCAAACTACTTTATTAACGAACCAAACTTTTTCAAATTCAAGTTGTAATTCAAATTGGAGTACATGGTACCAATGGAGTACTACAATCACCTCAACATATACTGGAACTGGATATTTTCAAATATGGACTAAAACTGTGTATGGTGGTCCAACATCCGTTTATTTAGATGATGTTACAATAACCGAATCATCTCCAGTTGGTTTACCTATCGAATTATTATATTTTAAAGGTAGAAAAACTCAAGAAGGTAATTTATTGCAATGGGAAACAGCATCAGAGAATAATAATGATTACTTTACTATATATCGTTCAATATATCCAATAGAATGGTCTTCAATAGTAAAAATAAATGGTGCTGGTAATTCAGTTGTAAGTAATAAATACCAATTCCTCGATTCGCGAATTGAGAACGATATTAATTATTATATTCTTAGACAAACCGATTATGATGGTAAATATAAAGAATCTGAAATAATAGCAATAGATAATAGAAAACCATATATCACACCCACTAAAATAGTAAATATGATTGGTCAAGAAGTATCAATCGATTATGATGGATTGAAATTTATTACTTACGAGGATGGTTCAGTTGAGAAGGTTTATTAACCTCTCAACCTATCAAATACTTTATCTTTAATACTATTAGCTAATTTTTTAATACCTAAATTAAATAAACCTGATTCACTTTTTCTCCTAGTTTTTAAACCTGGATATTTTTTGAATAAATTATCACTAGTTTTTTTAATTTCAGCCATTGCTTCATCATAATGTTCTGGACCTTTTTTAATTAAAGCAATTACGTCACCTTTTCTAAAATTATTAATACCAGTATTAAAAATTAATGATATCATAGCATCATACATTTCTTGAGTTATATAGAATTCTATACCTTGAGCTTGCCAATCATTGAATATTTTATCTAATCCTTTTTTAGCTTCAGCATAATCATCTCTTAATAATATTTCGGCTTGTTCTTTAGTAATAGAAGTTTTACCTATTTTAATATCTTCATATCTTGGTAAAAAATCATATGTCTTATGGTTATCAGTTCTGTTTCTATCTTTAAAAATAGCATGACCATATCCTATGGTTATTGCTCCATCACCTAAATCATATGCTTTACTTCTAAATCCTTCAAATGTTTTTAAATGATTTAATAATTTATCACTAATTTCAGTATCTTTTGGGTTTGGCCTAACAAATTTACCACTATTAACTTTTTTAGTTTTATTTGTTTCAGCCTTTTCATATGGGTTATTAATCTTAACTGTTTTAAATTCATCAGAATCTAATATATCATCAGCCATTGCTGATAATTCAATTTTAGCGTGATTAACATCTTCAGTGTCAGCTTTAAGGTCTGGTTCTAATCCACCGTTTAAACCTATTAATCCTAATAATGTTATTACAGCAGTTCTTTTTAATTTTTTCTTACCACTATCAGATAATGAATTATATTCAGTTTTTAATCTTTCTAAATATTCCTTAGCTTTTTCTTTAATATTATCAATTGAGACTTCTTCATTTAATGTAAAAACTTCATAAAGTGCGTTATTAATGCAATCATTAATATATTTTTCCTCACGTAATCTCTCTAATATCAGACCTTTAGTATTCATAAAATGTTTTTTATTAATAAATATCGATTTTTTTATAAAAAAGTTTGCATTAATCGAATTTAAATAACTATATTTGTCAAAAGAATTTATAAATATGAGAGCAGTTATTAATTTAGATGAAAACTTTAAACCATTTGGTAAAGAATTCACAGAGTTGGAATACCAGAAGTTTAGTTTTCCAAGTGGTTGTGAACCACACATTAAAATTGTTGAAAAAAATTGGATGATTGGTGGTAATGAAGTTATTATTACTACTAGAATTAAATCATCAGAAGATTTGATGATTTTATTATTGGCTACCGATGCTTTAAAACGATTAGGGTTTAGTTACATTAAACTATTTATCCCTTACCTACCATTTGCTAGACAAGACCGTGTTATGGTTGGTGGCGAGCCTTTATCAATTAAAGTTTTAGCAAACATTATTAATTCACAAGAATATAGTAAAGTTGCTGTGTATGATGCACACTCTGAAGTATCTTTAGCATTGATTAATAATTGTGACCCAGTTAGTAATCATAACTTTGTAAAACAAATCTTAGCTGATAAAAAAGATTATTACATTGTATCACCAGATGCTGGTGCATATAAGAAAATCTTCAAAGCCGCACAATTCGTTGGTTATACAGATGCTATTGTATTATGTAATAAAATCAGAGATGTAAAAACTGGTCAAATTTTAAATATGACTTGTGATGTGAATGATTTACATGGTAAAGATGTTTATATCATTGATGATATTTGTGATGGTGGTGGTACGTTCATTGGTTTAGCTGATAAACTTAAAGAGAATAATGCTGGTAACGTTAATTTAATTGTATCACATGGTATCTTCTCTAAAGGTATTGAGGCTTTACATAATATTGACCATGTATACACTACTGATTCATTCCAAGACTTGGAACCAAATAAAAAGTTAACTCAAATTAAATTAGAATTCAAATAAAAACAAATAATATGAATAGTTACAGACAAAATCCGCTATTGATGACAGATGGTTATAAAACTAGTCACCATGCGATGTATCCAGAGGGTACAACTGAGGTATATTCGAATTACACATTAAGAAATGTGAAGTATATGCCTAAACAAGCTAAAAAAATTGTAGTTGCTGGTGTGCAATTTACAGTTAAGTCAATCCATGACATGTATGCTAATGATTTCTTTGCTAGACCTAAAGCTGAAGTTTGTGGTGAAGCTAAAGAATACTTATCATCATATTTAGGGACTGATTATGATGTATCTCACTTCGAAGCATTACACAATTTAGGTTATTTACCTATTGAGATTAAAGCGTTAGACGAAGGAACTATCGTTGATGAGAAAATCCCAGTATTCACAATTAAGAATACTCATCCAGATTTCTTTTGGTTACCTAACTTCTTAGAAACATTGATTTCTTCTTTGATTTGGAAGCCAGTTCACTCAGCTTCATTAGCTTATGGTTATAAAAACATTTTATTATCACATGCTAGAAAAACTGATAAAGAAAACTTAGGATTCGTTGATTTCCAAGGACATGATTTCTCATTCAGAGGAATGCAACACCCAGAGTCAGCAATTAGTTCTGGTTTAGGGTTCTTAACTTCATTCTCTGGTACTGATACAATCCCAGCATTATTAGCTGCAAACTATTACTACAACACTAAGAATGTAGGTTTCAGTGTTCCAGCTTCTGAACATGCTGTTATGACTGCATACGGTAAAGAAGATGAGATTGGTGCTTTCAGAAGATTGATGCAACAATACCCAACTGGTATCTTATCAGTAGTATCTGATTCATTTGACTTATGGAAAGTTTGTACTGAATACGTTACTGAACTTAAAGAAGAAATTCTTTCTCGTGATGGTAAATTAGTATTACGCCCAGACTCTGGTGACCCAGTTGACATCTTATGTGGTTCGGTTACTTTAAATTATACTTCATTAGACCAAGCTAAGCATGACTTCAAAAATGAATTATATGAGTCTACAGTTCATGGTGAAGATGAATACACTATCGATACAACTCGTATTGTTAATGTTAATGGTACATATTACAAATTAACTGAAGACACTACTTGGAATCGTTATGATAAACAATATTATTATGTTGATGAATTATATATCGATGCTGAAGAAGTTGAAGGTAAACCAGAATATGTTGGTGTAATCGAATTGTTATGGAATACATTTGGTGGCACAACTAATGGTCAAGGTTACAAATTATTAGATTCTCATATCGGTGCAATCTATGGTGATTCAATCACATTAGATAGAGCTGATGCTATTTGTACTAGATTAGCTGCAAAAGGTTTCGCATCTACTAACGTTGTATTAGGTATCGGTTCTTACTCTATGGGTTATGCAACAAGAGATAACCAAGGTGGTGCAGTTAAAGCTACTCACGTAGTTGTTAATGGTGTTGACCGTGATATCTTCAAAGACCCAGTAACTGATGATGGTACCAAAAAATCAGCAAGAGGTTACTTATATGTTTACGCTAAAGATAGTTTAACATATGCTCTTAAAGATAAATGTTCTCGTGATTTAGAGGAAAATGGTTTATTAACTACTGTTTACAAAAATGGTGACTTAGTTAAAACTACGACTCTGACTGAGATTAGAGAAAAAATAAATAATTATTCAAAATTAGTTCAAGAAACTGTTGCGTAATTAAAATATTATACCTAGATTTGTAAAAAATAAAAATATGAATGGTGTAACTACTTTAATATTGAAATTGTCTGGAATGTTAATTTTATGGATTACAATTATATCGCTTATGGCTGAGTATGTAATTAGTAGAGATGTAAATATTATAATACAGATAATTTCAATAATGGGTGGCCTTTTGTTAACCGTAGGGGCTTTAAATTATATGGTTAAAACAATTATTAAATTTATAAATAAATAAAAAAAAGAAAAATGATTAGTACATTAATTTTTGTAGCAGCGTTAATTATCGCAGCATTAGTAGCTATCTCAACAAAGGATAGTATGTATGAAGGAACTGGTTATAACCGTGAATTCAGATTTGTATGGTTGTTAAAACCAATCGGTATCTTCTTATTAGGTATCATATTATCAACTGTACAACCATTCGCTATCGAAAGAATCGATGCTGGACATGTTGGTATCAAAGTAAACTTAACTGGTAACAGTCGTGGAGTTTCTAAGTATGAGTATAAAACTGGATGGGTTTTATATAATACATGGACTGAGAACATTTATGAGTTCCCAACATTCCAACAACACATTGAGTTTGAAGCACAACAAGTAATTACACGAGGTGGATTCCCAGCGGATATCAAACCTACATTCAATTACTCATTAAAACCTAATGCAGTTGGAGATATGTTTGTTAACTTGAGATTACCAATAAAAGAAGTTGAACAAGGATGGTTGAAAAACGCAATCGTTGGTGCTGTGAATGACGTAGCTAACGGATGGGAAGTAGATTCAGTATTTGGTCACAGACAAGCGTTTGAAGCTGCTATCGTAGCTGAATGTAACGTAAGACTATCTAAATGGTTTACAGTATCTCAAATGCGTTCTAATATCATTCCACCAGAAGCACTTCAAGAAGCAATTATCGCTAAAACTAAATCAGTACAACAAGCTGAAGCTTCTAAACAACAAGCAATCGCTGCACAAGCTGATGGTCAACGTAAAGTTGCTGTAGCAAAAGCTGACTCAGCTGAGATGATTATTAATGCATCAGCACAAGCGTATTCAATTCGTTTGAAACAAAAAGAGTTAACACCGAACTATATCGAATTCAAGAAAATCGAGAAATGGGATGGAAGAACACCAACAACTGTATTAAGTAATGGTGGTAGTACGTTATTTAATATTAAATAAATTAAAGTTTGCTAATATTTATTAATATGAGTATAATTTTTATATTAGCAAATATGTTAACGTTTTGGTTAGGTTATAAATTTGGTTCAAGAGTCAAAAAGATAAAAATAAATCAAAACAAATACTAAAGATAAACGGATTAGGACCGTCTATGGTTACAAACCATCAAAACCTCTCAGAAGTGTCGCTACCAATGAGAGGTTTTTTTATGTCTTACTGTTGCTTATTTATTAAAAGTTTACTATTTTTGTAAAAATAAATTTAATGGAAAATAAAGCAGAAAAAATAGTAAATAAGTTGCTGACTAAATGTGCTGATATTGGTTTAAATAAAAAGATGGCTATTAATTGTAGCATCTTACATGTAAATCAAATATTATTTGATAACCCTACAAGTCAAAAACAATTACTATATAAAAACGTATTATCAATACTTACTGATATGGAAAAAAATTGTATTATCGAATGGGACCTTTACCATGAAGCTAATAAAACACCAATCACAATTAAAACTTATAATTATAAAGATTTAATTACAATTACAAAGGGTAAAAAAGGTGGTAAACCTTGCGTTAGAGACACTAGAATTAGTGTGATGGATGTTCTATCCTATTTAAGTAATGGAATGTCTCACAAAGAGATTATGGATGACTTTCCAGAACTAACCAAAAACGACATCAATGCATGTCTTGAATACGCTAACCAAATTTTAAATTATTTATTTACAAATGAAAAATAGAGATTCGACATTAAATATTGTAGGTGGTATACTAGGTGCTATACTTGTATTAGGATTATGTATCTTACCATTCTGGCCTTTAAAACAAGAAATAGATTTAATGAATAAATGTAAATATACTATTATTGATGCTAATGGTACTAAATACCATGCTAAATCATTTAAAATGGTAAGAGGTGTTAAAATAATCAAACTAGTTGACTACCAAGATAGAAAAATAACTATATACGGTGTAAAAACCATAATTGAAAAATAATATGAAAGATTTATACGCAAACTTGGATGAGAACAATCCAGCACATAAAGTTATAATAAGAATCAATAAGAAAAATGAAGAACTATATGGTCCATATCATGGTGAATGTGGATTGTTCCAAGCTTATTGTGATTGTGAGTTCCCTGAAATAAGAGTTAATAACTTATCTGAAGCTAATAAAGAGATTTATTCAGATATCGAGACTATTATTATGCATTGGTGTAATGATGGTACCAAAACTGCTGGTACATTAACTAGAAGAATAATGTATGTATTAGGTAAAAAAAATGTATTATGAATAATTTAGATAAACAATACACAGAATTACTACAAGATATATTAGATAATGGCCATGCTAAGTCCGATAGGACTGGTACTGGAACTATATCAGTATTTGGTAGACAGATTCGCCATAAGATGTCAGAAGGCTTTCCTCTTATTACAACAAAGAAAATGTATACAAAAGGAATTATTACTGAGTTGTTATGGTTCTTAAGAGGAGAAACGAATATCAAATCATTAGTCGAAAATGATTGTAATATTTGGAATGGAGATTGCTATAAGAGATATTGGAATAGTACCGAAACTTCAGAATATGATGGATTTGGACCTACATCAATTAAGTTACCGACATTAACACAAGAAGAATTCATCAATCGCATCAAAACAGATGATGAGTTTGCTAAGAAGTGGGGTGATTTAGGTCCAGTATATGGGGCACAGTGGAGAAGTTGGGGTGGTATAGATAGAGACGCATTTTTAAATACAGATAATATTGAAGACCCATTATTAGGAGGTAGAGGTTTATTTTTCAAAGAATATAAAATAGACCAAATAGCAAACCTAATCAACGACCTTAAAACAAATCCAGACTCAAGACGTTTGATGGTTTCAGCTTGGAATCCAGCCGATTTACCGATTACCGATTATCGAACGGATGATGAACTTTATAATGATTATTTTAAAAATTGGAGTTATGAATAAAAGAGTTTATAAAGAATGGGAAGAAATTTATCCACTAACCTTAGTTAATTTACGTTTTGGTGGGTATATTGCGTTTAACGCTGAAGAAGATTCTAGGTTTGTGCAATCAATAAATACTGAAGAAGTTTGTTATGAATTAAATGATTGGTTAGAAAGAGAAGTTGACCCGTGCCTATATGGTGTAGGTAAGACCATTATGGAAGCGATGAATAATTTATTAGAAAAAATGAATAGTTATGGAAACTAAAAAATTAACAAAAGAAGAGTTTTTAGAGAAATTAAAAACAGATAAAGAATTTTATAAAAAATATGGTAGAAAAGATATAACTGAAGGTAAACAAGTACTTCCACCTTGCCATTATGGATTTCAAGTTTATACAAGAGAGTTGAGTAAAGAAGAAAGAATTCAAATATACGTTAATCAATATATGGGTGGAGTTGGTAAACCAGCTGGGTTTGAAGATGCTAAGCTAACAACAAGAAACATACCAACCAGAGCAATCTCACTGATGTGGAATCAACGAAGTGTAGATACATTCTTAGGTTTACCATTCAATATTGCTTCTTATGGATTGTTATTGGAAATCATTGCTAAAGAAGTTAATATGGTTCCAGATGAATTAATTGGTAACTTAGGTGATGTACATTTGTATTCAAACCATATTGAACAAGCAAAAGAACAAATTGGTAGAGAGTTAAGTCTAGGAGAACGCATTGATATAATGAATTCTCAAACAATTTTTATTACCAAATCATATATTGGAGAAGATGGTAAAGTGACTAAGGAAGGGTTATTAAAATTAAACGATTTAATCCCAAAACGAACTAGAGAACCTTTCACATTACCAACATTAAACATCAACACTGAGTTCTGGCCTACAGAATCTGGAGAATGTGGTGTTGGTCCTTTACACAGTGATATCGATGTTCTTATTAATAATATGCAGATTACTGATTTTGAGATTATCAATTATCAATCACATCCAACTATTAAGGCCCCATTGTCGAATTAATATGGAAAGAGACTTAAATTTTAATGACGTGCTGACTGAAATATCGGCACGTCTAACTACCGTTACTTATCAAGGTGATTTATCTGATATTGGTAATGAGATTGGTCATATATTAGGTAATATTATACCTAACATGAATCAAGAAGAAATAGATACATTTATAACTGGGTTTAAACATGGAGTTAGCCTAACAAATGGAACACATTAATAATATGAAAAAAATACTAACACTTATTTTTATTATCGTAACTTTATTTAGTTATGGTCAAGATACATTACTATTTGATTCTATTTCAGTATCATCTGGAAATAGTATCACTGGTATGTATTCTAAGAATAGTACTACTCAATTTAATATTACATATTCTGGTGATAATACTCTTACAAAAAAAGATTTAACCTTTAATACTAATACCGCTTATTCATTAATATATAGTACCAAAATAATTGCTAATGAATGGCAACAAAAAACAAATGTTAGTTATAAGAATCTATTCCTAATACACGTATTTAACCACTCATTAACAAGGAATATTAATGATGATAATTCATTCGGTATTGGTATTGGTAAACGATGGAAATACACATCATTAAGTTATGCAGCATTGTACCAAAATACAAATTATAATGACTCACCCCACAAAGAAGTTATTAGACATTCAGTTAGATTTAAATTAAAATATGAACATAAACATTTTAATTTAAACTCAGAATATTATTACCAACCAAATATGCGATTATTTAACGATGTAATTGTATACGGTAGTACCAAATTAATATTCCTACAAAATAAAAAATTCAATATTACAATATCTGATAATATAAATTATAGGAATATCAGTAATGTTACCTTAATGCATACTTTAACTTTAGGTTTAACCTTTAATTTAAAAAATAATTAATATGAAAAAAGACGAATTAATTTATTTAGCTTCACCATATAGTAATGGTAATAAAGAAACTAATTTTAAAATCATCAGTAACATTTCTGCTGACTTTACCAAAGAAGGTTATACAACCATATCACCAATAACATATGGTCATACCTTATTGCAATTTAAAGAAATGCCAGATGATTGGAATTTCTGGTTAAACTTTTGTTTAACATTATTAACTAAATGTGATAGGTTGGTCGTATGTAAAATGGCTGGTTGGGAAGAATCTATTGGTGTTGAAGCTGAAATTAGTTATGCTAGAGACCATGGTATTCCTATTGAATATTATGAAGTCACTAATGAGTATGTACTTGAAATACATAAACAAGATATTATTAAAAAATGGGAAAAAGCTGGTTTTTTAGATGGATTAAATCTTGATGATACAATTCCACCAATCGCTAAACGTGTTTTTAACACTGGTATCCAAGATAATAAAACTGAAGAATGAAAATACTATATTATATAATTAAAGGAATATCAATGATATTATTATCACCAGTGGTTATTATCGCAATACCTGGTGCTATTTTACATTTCTTAGCGGAAGAAATTGAAGAACATATTTATAAATAAAATTTTTTTATACAAAAAAATAATAAACCTTGCGTAATGTATTTTTTATGACTATATTTGCAATATGAAAAATAAAAAACATATTACGTTAATTGAAATGATATTATCATTATCACTATTGATTTATATCATTTGGAATTGGAATGAATCAAAAATAACTGTTGGTCACTTCTTTTCCTTAGAATTACTCGCAATGTTGTTTTGGTACAGATACGATAACTTTAAAAACTAATAATTATGGGTTGTGATATACATTCTTATGCTGAAGTAAGAAATAAAGAAACTGGTAAATGGGAACAAGTATTTGATTTTACCACATTGGATGATTTTGATAAAAATTATCTTAATCGTGAGAAAGGTGACCATCCATTTGATTGGAGAGGTTATGGTATGTATGGATTTCTAGCTGGCGTTAGAAACTATAGTTGCATTGACCCAATAGTTGAACCTAGAGGTATTCCAGAAGATATATCAGATACTGTGAAGTCTGAATATGATTATTGGGGTTGGGATGCCCATACACCATCACATATCTATCTAAGAGAACTTGCTGAGTTTGATTATACTCAAAAATTCTGGAATAGAAGAGTTACAAAACAAACTAGCCCAAATGTTTGGAATGGTGCAGCATTAGCTGAAGAAGGTGAAGGTGAAGTATTACCTATTAATGATTTTTTATCTGGAATGTTTTTTCAACATATCGAAGACCTAAAAACATTGGGTGACTTAGATGATGTAAGAATAGTATTTTGGTTTGATAATTAATATGGATAATAGTTTTACATTAAGAAGTGGTAAATACGCTGGCAAAACTATTGAATGGTTAAGAAGAAATGACCCACAGTATTTAGAGTGGGTTACTTTAAACCAACCTAGAATGTTAGAAGGACCAAAACAACCAGATAAACCAAAAACGGAAATACCTGACGAAGAAACTGTTTCAGCAATGAAACCTAATTTAAATTTTGATAATGAAAAATAGAAGAAAAGCAATTGAAAGCAAATTAATTGGTGAGAGCAAAACGTCACCAGGGTATTTTAAATACCAATTTACTATCCAAGAAGTGGATGGTACTATTCATGAAATACCAGCATATGGTAAAGACATGGAAGACGCATTAGAACGTTTAGTATGGGTTGAACGTTCAAATAAAAAACCTTTTAGTGTATTGATTATTTCAGTATTGTTAACAATGATTGTGGTACCATCAATTATCGCAGCATTAACTAGTAATCCAATATGGGTGTTAGGTGCATTAGGAATGGCTACATTATTTGGTGTTGTTATGGTAAGAGTAGATAAATATTTTAATAAAAAATAATATGACTAGTAGAGATTTTGCATTTTGGTTACAAGGCTTCTTTGAAGTTGCAAACCCAGTTAATATCGGTTCAAAAGAGACTGAAATGATTAAAAAACATTTAAACCTTGTGTTTAAACATGAGATTGACCCTAGTATGGGTGATGAAAAGCATCAAGCAGAACTAAATGCTATACATTCACCTAATAAATTAGATAATTATTTAAGACCACCTAATGATGGTGAGCTATTAAGGTGTTAAATTTAAAAAATAAATAAAATGAGCGAATTTCAAGTACATAATAATACCGAATGTTCTGATGGACCAAAATCAGGTGGTATAGTTTTAAAAGAATTCATTGTTAGATGGGATTATAACGGTGATGGTAAAATAGTAGTATCATTAAATGATGCTGATGATAAATTAATCCAGAGTGTTGAACATGTAAAATCTAGAATGTAATGGGAGTATGGGGATTAATCGGAGTTATTGGTAGTGTATTAGTATCAGTATGGGCCACGATGAGGTATTTAGTTAGTCAACATATGAGATTAGATGATAATCTTAGTAAAAACATTTTACCATATTTAATACAAGCTAAACATAAGTTTGAAATCAATAATGAAATAAGTGTTAATAAAAAATATCCAGCAACTTATTCATCATTTGTTTTTATCGATGGAATATTCATGTTCTTCAGTAAGTCTGAACGATTACTAACAACTGGTTGGCAATCAAAAGAAGTGCTATCCGAAATATATTACCTAAGATGGCAAAGAAAAAAAGTGGAAGCATTTGTAAGGTCTAAAGCTAAATCTGAAGAACATGTTAACGTAATGGCATTAACTCCATGGGGTAGCGATAAATTAGGTGAACTAAGTAAATTAGAAGAACCTAAAGTATTCATAAACGATGACCAATACGAAGATATTGAAAGAGATATTGTAGAAATGTTATTAAACGGAAAAGGTAAAACTAGCGCATTGTTATATGGGTTACCTGGTACTGGAAAGACTAGATTAATTAAATACTTTTCATTAAAGTATGATTTACCAATCTATTCAATCTACCTTAACCCAGAATACAATAACCTAGATATTCTATTCATGTTTAGTGATATACCAAAGAAATGTATCGTATTATTCGAAGACTTTGATAATTATTTCGATAAACGAGAATGTATTATGAAGAACAATGAAGTTAAGTTCACGTATGACGTTATTTTAAGCGTGTTAGACGGTGTTTATAATGAATATAATCAAGTAGCATTCTTTATGACTTGTAATGATATTGAGAAGGTTGATACAGCCATTAAAGAAAGACCTTCCAGAATGAAGTATGTTAGAGAAATTACTGGACCTAACTTTGCAAAACGTTTGGATATATTAGAAGGTGATGTTGAACTAGCTGAATTAACTGAAGGTATGACTACCGATAAAGTATTCTTTGCTAAATCAATAAATGGGAAGTATAACAACGAAGAAATTTTAGAAAAAATAAACGCACTATGAAACTTTTAAAAGTAGAAGACCATAACTATTCAATTATATATGTGAATGATAATGAAACCTATACTGTATATAGAAGATTTAACGAGAATAAATGGCAAATCTTTTATAGAAATAGATGGAATGAATTTACCAAACATGAAGAATTGGAAAAATTATTTAAAGAAAGGGAGAAAAATGAAAAAAGTAGTATGCATCAATGATAAAAATCTACCACAAGGGGCAAAAGTTGTTAAAGATAAAGAATACGAAGTCGAAGATGAATTTGTAAATGCTTTGGACCAAAGAGTTTATATCATCAAAGGTATCAATAATAAAGGTAGAACATCTTTAGGTATGGAATGGTATGGTTATAGAGCCGATAGATTTAGTGAACTAGAAACCATGGAAATGGAAGAAAAGGTATACGATTACGCACTTAATTAATTATAAAAATGTCAGTGCTAGTATTAAATAGCTTATACCAACCAATAAACATCACAACCCTCGTAAGAGGATTTAATCTTGTTTATCTAGGTAAGGCCGAAATATTAGAAGAAGTACCAATTCCAATTGTTACCGAAAATTCTAGTTATAAACGACCTAGCGTTATTAGACTTATCAATTATACACCATTCAAATATAGAAAAAGTTATTTCAATAGGAAAAATGTATTCATTAGAGATAACTACGAATGTATATATTGCGGAAGTACAACCAATTTAACCATTGACCATGTATTACCATCATCAAGAGGTGGGAAAAATACTTGGCAGAATATGGCTACTTGCTGTAAAAAATGTAACTCAAAAAAAGATAATAGAACACCAGAAGAAGCAAACATGGGTATGAAATATAAACCATTTGAACCTTCATATGTGTTCCTTATCAAACAAAGCAGCGCATACGATAAGTCATGGGCTAATTATCTAAAATGAAAAAGGAGAGTGTTTAGCTCTCCTTTTTTTATGGTATATCTATAAACGGTTTGTTCATTTTATCTTTATCACCAAAATCCATTTTCTTGACCTCTCTGGCAGCTTTAAATATGTCTGACCATAATTCTTCCATAACTAATATGTAATCACCGTCAGGAGCTTTATCCATATGCTTAACCTTCATTTCTTTGGCTTCAGCTTTATGTGTAAATCCTAAACCATCTTTTGGTCGCATCATGGCCAACATTCCAACTCTTAATCTATCATATAGTTTAGCATCCTTATACTTAGGCATCAATTTATTAATACATAAATCAAAATCCTTTTTCTCGTCTTCTGACGCACTAAATGTCTTTGACTTTGAAATACACTTACCTAAGAAAGTTATTGCAATAGGAGCCACTAAAAATGAAAAATAAGCATTACTACTATCCTTAACTAAGTTCTTCATAGAACCCAATATAATAATATCAATCATATCCTTTGGATAATGATGATTCTGACCCTTAGCTGCTTCAGTTAATAATTGCTTAATGTAGTCTTTCATTTTTAATTACTTATATTTAGACTTTAATTCATAATAATTTAAAAACATATCTAATGACATTGTATGTTCCTTTTTCTTTTTATCATCCTTATGTCTATACCATATCGTTTTTTGACCTTCTATAGCAAATGGAATTATAATTGTAGGTCTAGGTATACCTTTCATTGCGTACTCCGATTTAAAATGAACACCATGACTAAATAAAGGGTCGTTTAAATTATCTTCACTAGCGTTAATCTCCTTGTTTAAATCTGGTTGGCCATTATACATATTTTCACCAGATTTCATTGCATACTCTTGCGCAGCACTTTCACGACCAAAGTTTTCACCAGTCCCAAAATCTTCACCTTCCTTAATCAATCCTTTTGATTCAAGGTATCTTGATTCAGCCAATAAATTAGCATTTAACATGTTT